ATGGAATTACCAAAAGATCCAGTCATGCTTCTTAGCGTGATCAATACAGAACTCAGAGATAAATATCCATCGCTGGACGCACTATGCGAAGACCGCGAAATCACGAAAACATCTATTACAGATACGTTGAAAGGGATTGATTATGAATACGATAACATCAGGAATCAATTTGTCTGATCCTGCACCGCATAAGGAACCGGAAAGACAATATTATTTCATAGAAAAAGCGAAAGAATACGTAAGAAAAGAAGCAGAAGAAGCAGGAAGGCCGATGACTTTCTGCGTCACAACCTTTGGGTGTCAGATGCACTCGGTAATAAAGAATTTAATCTGTATGGCGTCATAATCAAGACCCCCCCCCGTAAACTCGTGATTACGGGGGTGTTTTTATTTGTAGAGCAATGTGTGAGAAAGTCCATTGACGAATACAATTTCTACAATCTTGCGTTCTCTGACTACGATATGGTCAATTACAGAATTCATGAATTGTTTTAAGGATTCCTCATCAAGCGTGGCAAGTTCTTTGTAGTCAACAAATTCTCCACTGTTTATTTTATGCATCAACAGAAATTCAGATGCAGATTTGATGAATGCAACTTGATCCACATTGGTTGCTATCGGAGCGCTTAAGCCTTTAATTTCATTTTCAATCTTTACTCTGTCAGCTTCTAATGACGATTTCATTTCAAGAAATTCCTTTTCGTCCATTCCATCATCACTAAAGAGATATACTTTTTTCAACCGCTCCAAAGCGCGATTTACTTTCTGCAACTTTTCATTTAACTCAGATTGCTTGGAATCGGCACTGGTCTGTTGTTCTTTGGATAACGTTTCGGCAGACCATAGAGCGCTCTTAGACATGCTATAACCGGATATCAACTCTAATGTCTCTTGTAAACTGTCAGTCGAAATCCCGGCTATATTTGAGAAGCTGATATGGGAGAGCAGTACTTGTTCTAATGATTCAGTATCTTTTATGAATTTTCGATTTTTAGATGCATCAACCATAGCAGCGATATAATTAATCATGAACGGACCTATCTTCACATCACTGACGTTTAAGTTGTCGCAATGGTTCTTTTGATACTTTCCAGTACATGCGTAAGAGGATGGTCTGAACCCACTTCCTTTACGGCGGTCTTTTGCTGTTACTTGGTAGTTGACTCCACATTTTCCACAGACAATTAATCCGGCAAACACGTTGCAGTTTTTACGAATTGTATGCATAGAGGATGTATTTAGTTTTAAAGTATTTTCATCCATGCGTTTGTTAACTAGTTCCCATATTCTAGGTTCTACCAATGGTGGAAATGCATTTTCAATGAAAACAACTTCTTCATTTGATTTTTTGCGTCCCCTAGCGCTTTCTCTGTAATTATACCGGTATGCACCTTTATTTATTGGATTTCTCAAGAAGTCAGCAACAGTTTTGGACGTCCATTCGCCACCACGCTTGGTTGGAATGTTATGTGCGTTATTGTAATCTCGAATTGAAACCGTTGAGCCTCCGTTTAGATACATTTCATACATATCAATGGCATATTGAGCTTCTTTCTTGGAATGCACTGGACATTGTTTTTCTTCATCCCAATCCCAGCCATACGGAACACGCGCGCCATTCCATTGTCTGTTCTGTGCCCGTCCTATCATAACGTCTGTCACACGCTCTGATGTCAGTTTTCGCTCAAGTTCTGCAAATACTAGGATAATCTTAAGGATAGCTTCGCCAATTGCGCTAGAGGTATCAAATTGCTCGTTCAGCGAAATAAAGGTTACGTTATTGTATTTGAAATCATCATACATGAGAGAGAAGTCCACAAGGTTTCGTGAGATTCGGTCAATCTTGTACACGATCACATGAGAGACTTGTCCTGACTTTACTTTTCCCATCATTCGTTCAAATGCCGGACGCTTTGTATTCTTACCGGACTTTCCTGCATCTTCGAATATTTCTATGCGATTCTTGTCAATGTGCAGTACATGTTCGCAATAGGCTTTCAGTTCTTTCTTCTGGAATGGGAGAGAGTCTTTATCTACTTGGTATCCTGTTGATACACGGACGTAGAGCGCTACGATTTTCTCATTTTGTTCTGCCATAAACATCATTCCTCCTTAAAAATGAGTATAAAAATAACAGCCAGCAAAGAACATTCGTTCTGCTTGCGTGACTGCCTGGAAGATGATAAACTAAATTTGCGGGATTTGGTATTATCTTCCAGATAGTGCCAATTGGCTCCGGTGTTGGTAGCATCGGGGCTTTTTAATTATTGGATATTAATTTCTTGTTGTTGCATTTGCTGTTTTGTCATATCTTGATTAAAAGCATTGGCATCATTAACTCTTATTTTTACCGGTGATGTCCAATCGGTTAATTCTAATATCTGAGCTACTTTTACGGTGCTACCACTAGGAATCTGATTAACAATGTTATCTATACATTCGTCAATTTCGTCGTTGTAAATATTGTAAGAATATAAATTAATTACTTCATCGTTTTGAAGCGCGATAAAATTGAAGAAAGATGATACTGAACATTCTTCTGATGAATTATTGGTGAAATCAAAATAAACAAGTAAAATCTGTTCTCCAGTATCTTTTGTGTATTTTTCAATGTGATCATATGCGATAGTCTTATCTTCGTAAGTCATATTAATTTTATCTACAATAGTATATCCAAGCTCTTTTCCCTCTTCATCACCATATTTCTCCATCCATTCAGCTTGCGATAATTCATCATCCGATTTTTCTTCTTTTGATGTATCTTTATTTGAATCTGTAGCAGATTTGTTCGTTTTCACGGATTTATCAGTAGATTCGCCACAAGCAGTTACATTGACTGCCATCACTGCAATTAACATCATTGCTACAATTTTTCTTTTCATAGGTTTGTCCCCCCTTTATTTAACTTTCCATGTATGTCCGCAATTCTGACAAACAGCTACGGTCATATTACTAATTCACATTTATTGATTGAAATCTGTGGCATTTCCACAACAGCAAGTTCTTCGACAAATTCACAAGAGTAGTCTGTTTTTATAACAGTTAAATGTGGAATGAAATAGATATAATATCCGCAGTATCTCTTAAACACGCCGTATTTATCACGATAGCACTGGATACATTCAACAAGCTGCCCCTCAGTTACTTGCAAATACTCTGCAATTTCATAGCTATTCTTGCATCCATGTTCGTATGCTTTAATTAAACCTCCGAGACCAATCCTTGCATTATAGCCCCAAAATCTAGCCTGCCGTTCTTGCTTTCTACTATTGGAATCTTCCTGATCTATAATATTTCCAACAGTAGTATGATGATGCCCCAACTCTTCGGCGAGAGCATCCGCTTTTTGTATGGTTGAAATATCGTTTCTGATAGCAATCCGATTTCCTTTTATTCTTCCATCACTGGACTTTAGTGGGAATTCCTTTACAATCAATCCCTCTTTACGAGCTTTCTCTACTAATTCTTCATATGGATTCATTGCGTCACCTCCCGGAAAAAATTAGCTCCAGTTGTCGTCATTATCCATGATATCATCATCATGTTTTTTCATTTCATCTGTTGGCTCAATGTCAGTACGGTCATGCGCTGCGACTGTCATAAGTTCTTCTTCCATTTCCTGAGTGTAAAGAATTGACTTCATATACTGAATAACTTTAGATCTATTAGTAGGAGACAGCAGACGAAACTTACATACTAAATCAATTTCTTCCTTATTAGGTTCTGATATCACATATGTTTCTTGAGCTTGAGCTTTGATTGTATCTACACCAGTAAATAAATCAGCTGGATTTTTCCATCCCATTAAGTCAGCTGGCGTTGTCTCTAGCACTTTTGCAAGAGGTTCCAATACAGTTATAGGAAGTTCTTTAATATCATCATTTTCATATCTATATACGGTCGCCCTATTTTTGCCGAGCTTTGTAGCAACTTCATCTACGCTTAAATTTAATTCAAGTCTTCTATTCTTTATCCTTTCACCTATTGTCATTAAGTTCACCCCTTTCTGCATTTTATTATAATTGATTATTCGCAAATATGCAACTACAAATACCGAAACGCAAAGAAAAATCGCATACCATGCAAAAAAAGTATTGACATGTGCGATAACGTGATGTAACATACAATTAGTCGCACGGCATGCGATAGTTAGGAGGTGACATAATGGTAAACGTGAATAAACTAAAAGCTAAAATGGTTGAATTAGGTACTAATGTAGATGAGCTTTCAGAAAAAGTTGGCATGGATAGAGCAACGTTTTATCGCAGGCTGTCAACAAATGGACAGACATTTCTTATCAAAGAAGCTGATGCTATTGTTCGAGAACTTAATTTAACAAAAGACGAAACCAATGAAATTTTTTTTAGTCAATTTGTCGCATGATATGCAACAAACGAAAGGCAAGCAATGAATGGATTACAACGAAACACAGATTTTCTCACGCCGATAGAAGTTGAACTTGGTGTAGACGAAAACGGAATGACAACAGCTAAGAAACTTTATAATTTCTTAGAGCTGAGTCCTAGTAATTATTCAAAATGGTGCAGAACAAACATCGTAGAAAATAGTTTTGCGGAAGAAAACGTTGATTATTGGGCATTCGTACTTAATGACGAATGGGGCGGACAGGCTACGACAGATTACAAATTAACCGCTCACTTTGCAAAGAAACTTTCCGTAAAAGGAAACAGTGAAAAAGCGGAACAGGCGAGAGAGTATTTCGCAACAGTAGAAGAACGTGTGAAACAGAAAGCAATCGACTTAACACAGCTATCGCCGGAATTGCAAATGTTTAATAAAATTTTCCAGTCAGTAGCGGAACAGCAGTTAGAGCAGAAACGACAAGCCGAGAAAATTGCGGAAGTCGAGAACAGAGTAGATTCCATAAGAGAAGTGGTTTCGCTGAATACGACTTCATGGAGAGATGATACAGGAAAGATTCTTAAAAAGATCGGAACATCGCTAGGCGGTGGACAGATGTACAGTCAAGTAAGAAATGAAAGCTATGAGTTGCTCGAAAAACGAGCACATGCTGACCTTAATCGTAGGCTTGTTAACCGGAAAAGAGCAATGGCGGAGGAGGGAGTCAGCAAGAGCAAGCGAGAGAGACTGACTTATGTTGATATTATCGCAGATGACGTGAGGTTAATTGAGGTATATACAGCAATCGTGAAAGAAATGGCTATTTGTTATGGTGTGGTATAGGAGTGACAAATAATGAACAACTTAGTCTATCTGAAAAATGATGAACCAGTATGTAGTAGCTTGCAAGTAGCTGAAAAGTTTGGAAAAGAACATCGAAATGTATTGCAGAACGTTGATAATCTCATTGCTGAAAATCTAGCAGTGAAAAGCATGTTCAAGCTTTCTTCATATAAAGCTGATAATGGTCAAAGTTATAGACAGTTTTATATGAACAGAGATGGCTTCTCACTTTTAGTAATGGGATTCACTGGAAAGAAAGCGCTGGACTGGAAATTGCAATACATAAAAGCTTTCAATCAGATGGAGAAATTTATCAGAGAAAAACAGACTCAGACATGGATTGAAACTAGAAAAGCTGGCAAGCTGACACGTAAGGCTGAGACAGACACCATCAAGAATCTTGTTAAATATGCAAAAACGCAAGGTAGCCAACATGCAGATAAGTTGTATATGACCTATTCAAAGTTGGCAAACAAAATGGCAGGAGTTTCCAAGAGAGATGAAGCTACGGTGATGCAACTTAATAATCTGTCTCTTATGGAACACATAATTTTATGTGTGATCGATGCTGGAATTATTGATGGGAAACATTACAAAGAGATTTACCAAGATTGCAAGAAGCGTTTAGAGACAGTAAAAGATTTAGCATATCTGGAACAAAGCGCGTAAAAGTTAGAAAGGAGAAAAATGAACGAATTACTAAAAATCAATTATGACACAGAGACTCCAACAGTCTCGGCAAGAGATTTGCATGAAGCTCTTGGAATTAGAGAAAGATTTAGCTTATGGTTCTCAAGATACTCAGATGTATTTGAGAATGAAGTAGATTATCAGAGTGTAGGCAAACCTACGGTTGTAAACAACGGTGCAAAACGCACGATTGATGACTACTTATTATCAACAGACATGGCAAAACATATTTCCATGATGACTAAAACTGAAAAAGGGAAAGAGATGCGTCAATACTTCATTGACCTGGAAAAAGCCTGGAACACACCGGAACAAATCATGGCAAGGGCGCTCAAGATGGCAAGTCAATCAATCGAGTCTCTGAAAGACAGATGTAAATTCCTTGGAGATCAGGTCGTTGAACAACAGCAGATTATCACAGAGCTACAACCGAAAGCGAATTATGTGGATAAGATTTTGCAGTCTAAGTCATTGGTAACTATCACACAGATTGCAAAAGACTATGGCATGAGCGGAAGAAAGTTCAATCAAATTCTTAAGGAATTAAAAATTCAGTACAAGGTTGGTGGTCAATGGGTTCTGTATTCCAAATATCAGAATAATGGATATGTTCACAGCAGGACAATTGATATTACAAGAGCTGGTGGCAGACCAGATGTGACGATGCAGACAGAATGGACGCAGAAAGGCAGATTGTTTCTGTATGAGGAGTTAAAGAAACATGACTATATTCCGGTGATTGAACAGGTGGCATAGAAAGGATTAGCGTATGTATTCGGAATCAGAAAGAAAAAAGATACAAGAAAAAATACAGGATCCCGCAAATGTTTATACAGGAATGAATATGTCGCTCGGATATGCGTTATATGATGCTATGCTGTTGCAATTAAATGAACTCCATCGAATCAGAAAATCAATGGAGTCCATAGAGAAAACTATTTCGGAGCAACAAAACCGATAGTTCGTTTGGGTCTGTCAGGTTCTTTTTCGATAGATGTAAGCAGAAAGTTTAATTGACTCACATGCTGAATAAGGGTTGAGAATTTGCCGTTTACATATCCTTTGAATACCATAAGGACGGATTCCTCATAACTTATTTGAGTAACTTGCATTGTGACTGATTGACCGAAATTGGTAAGCATAATCCCAACTTCATGTTCGGAATCAAGAGAATTCTCAAAATTTACGATATATTTCTTCAATATATCAAATTGAGTGTCTGAATACGAGTAGGCTATCGGCGCAGGTGGAATGTCTGGAAGAGTAACAGTTGGTATATCAAACATAATAATACTTCCTTTCTTAGATAAAACTGCATTGCTAATAAAACCATTATATCGGAAATCATTAGTATTTTCAAGAAAGGAGATGTGGAATGTACGAAAAATTCAAACAACTACTAGAGGAAAGAGGAATTACTGCTTATCGCGTGGCAAAAGACACAGGAATACCCCAAACAACTTTCTGTGACTGGAAAGCAGGAAGAAGTAATCCAAAAACTGAAAAGTTAGAACGAATTGCTAATTATTTCGGTGTAAGTATTGGATATTTCTTTGGATATGAAGATGAGAATACAAATAAATACGGATATATCCCGGAAAGGGAAATCATTATTCATATTGGGGAAAAGGAAAGGCATGGTAATGCTGCCCCGGTAAGAGTATACATTGACGGAGAAAAAATTGAAAATCTCAAAGGATTTCAGTTTGAAGCAAAACTTGGTAAGCCACCGGAGATGATTGTGAAGAAAGCGTTCATAAATGAGTTTTACCGAGGATATGCTCCGAAAGTTGTTAGAACTAATGAAGCACAGGAGGAACAGGAGAATAAAGATGTTGATGCAAGATAAAATCAAAACATTAAGCGGTCAGGTTTATGAGGACATTCAGAGTCTTAGAGAATCTGGTAACTATGATGTAGAGAAGAGACTTGGTGTTGAGATTATGGCGTTGAACGCATTATGTAATGCAACAAAGACGATCGCGCTTAGAGTAACCAACATTTCAGAATTGAGATGCGATAAAAGGATTTGTTCCAGATTGGAAGAGGAAAAAGAATGAAGAAAGATAGTGACTTTTGGATATTCTACTTAATTGGCTGGATAGGAACAATGCTTATTTTACGCATTGTAACAGCTCTATAAGATATGTAGCAGAAAGGGGAAGCTTTATGGACGAAAAACTCAAAAGAATAGAAGCCGAATTAAAAAAACTCGGAATTAATACTGTTGATGATTTGAATAGGGACATCAAAAATCAAGAAAAGCTAGACTTATCTCTTATGGTTTCACAACTTCCGGAGAAAAAGAGGATTGCAGGATGATTGAAGCGGAGATAAGTTGTAGCACATGCGAATTCAAGAATCACTGCATGGAGCGTAGCCGTGAATATCCATGTATTGATTATAAACCGCAGACAAAGGAACAGGAAAGGAGACGGGATGGAGTACGTAGAACTGAGACAAGATACGCCACTGGAGAAACGGCGCAGAGTACATCAGCTTGAAAGAGAGCATGAGGTCCTTACATATAAAAGTATGATACTTGTCATTGGAATACTGGCACTGGCTACAGCCTTTGTGATTATGTGTCGAATATCAATTATGTAGAAAGGAGAACTAAGCATGGGTGTAATGAAAGAAATTCCCGTATTAATGACCGATAAGGATTTTGACTTGGAGTATAACACTCTCAAAATCAAGATGGAAGATGAAAAACAGAAAGGGCATGACTGGGGTATGAGAATATCTTACTTGATCGGCTGGACTACTGGTGAAACAGCTCCAATACATACACCGGAACAACTGGGAAAGATATTTGCTCTTGCAGATTAAAAACGCGCGCTCGGAAAAAGGAGTTTCCCAAAACGCGCAAAATCAAAAAATTACCAATTTCATATTAACACAGGAGGACTTATGAAGCAACCAAAAAAATTAACACTGGCAAATAAAAAGTTGCTTGGTGAACTCGGATTGAATCCGAATGAGTGGATGAATCTGTTCGAAGATGATTTGTACTTACATATTGTCAAAAAGGACAGTTCAGATAGAAAAATCATTGATAAAACAAGGAGGACGATTACAAGACATGAAGAAGATTAAGCTACTGTCTATGCGCATTCAGAATTTCAAGGGGTGTAAGGACAGAACAATAGAGTTTGAAGATAAGACCAGAATTTCCGGGGCAAACGCTACTGGAAAGACAACCATTTTCGATGCATTCACATTCCTGTTGTTTAATAGGGATTCACTTGGAAATACAGACTTTGATATAAGACCGTTGGATGCAGATGGAAAGATGATTGATAACATTGAGATTTCCGTTAAGGCAAGAATTTCTGTAGATAACGATGAATACGAGCTGAAAAAGGTCCAGAAGCAGAAATGGGTAAAAAAAAGAGGGACAGACACAAGAGAGTTCCAGGGCAACGTAAATGAATTTGAAATTAACGGATACCCGAAAAGTCAAAAGGATTTTAAAGACTTCATTTCTGGAATCGTTGATGAGGACGTATTCAACATGATTACAAATCCAAATGCTTTCAATGCATTAGCCTGGAAGAAACAGCGTGAAATCCTTATGAAATTTGTTGGAAGCTTCTCTGACGTGGAAATTGCAGAGGGATTAGATGAGAAGTACGCAAAACTTATCCCGGAGCTGAAAATTGCAAGCACAGAGGATATTTTAAAGAAATATACCAAAGCAAAAATTATTTTCAATAAAGATATGATTGAAATTCCGGCACGTATTGATGAAGTGTCTAAACAACTTGTGATTGCAGATCTTCCAGCACTGGAAGTTGAAAAGACAGCGAAAGAAGTTGCATTACAGAAAGTCGAAGATGAAATTTTTGGTGGTGCCGGAAAGCTTGAAGAAATCAATAAGAAGCGTGAAGAGATTCTTAATCTTAAATTTCATATTTCTGAAATTCAGAATGAAGAGAATCAGAAGCTCTTTGATAAGTCAAAAATCGTTCGAGATAATCTGAATGCGAGAGATCGAGAGCTGTCGAATGTAAAGCGTGAAATTGGAAATCTTTCTGATGAAATTAAGGCAGTTCATAACAAGTATGAAGCACAGGAGCGTGAAAAAGACCGATTGCTTGTGGAGTGGCGCTCTGAAAAAGCAAAGACATTTCCTGAGTTTGTTCCGTTAGACCCGTTGCCGGAAAGAGCAACTATTTGTCCGACATGTGGTCGTGAGCTTGCTGAAGATGTGAAGAAAAAGATATTGGATGATTATGAGGCTAGAGTTGAGGCGCATCAGAACAAGTACAGTGAGGACAAGGCTAAATTCGAAGAGGCTAGGGCAAAGAAATTAGAGCAGATTGAGAAAGACGGAAAAGAGGCAGCAGCTTCCAGGGATAAGCTCAAGGCAAATGAAGCTGAACTTCACAAGAAAATGGACAAGTTGAATATTCAGTTAGCTGATACTCAGAAGAAATATGATGATGCTAAAGCTGAGCTGGACAAATATCCAACTAAGGCTGATATTTCTGAAAACGCAGAATACAAAGCAACTAACGAGAAAATCTCGGCACTTGAAAAAGAAATTGAAGAAATGAGTGCAGAATCTACTGGAAAGACTGAACTCGAAGCGAAAAAAGCAGTTTTGAAAGATGAAATTGCTGAGATTGCTGGAAAGATTATGGCAGCAGACAACACTAAAGTGAAAGAGCGTATCGCAGAACTTGAAGCTGAACAGAAAGTAGTCGGACAGAAACTCGCAGAACAGGAACAGATGATTGACCTTGTGGAAGATTTTATCAGATCGAAAATGAATATGATTTCACAGAAAATCAATGAAATGTTCAAGATTGTTTCGTTCAAGCTCTTTGACGTACAAATCAACGGTGGCATCAAGGAAACTTGCGAATGCACTGTAAATGGCGTGCCACTGTCCAGTCTGAATAACGGCCATAGAATCGTTGCAGGACTTGATATTATCCATTCATTGTCAAATCTGTATGAAGTTAGTTGCCCGATTTTTGTAGATAATGCAGAAAGCATTAATGACTTCAATGTGCCGAAGATGGATGCACAGATGATTCATTTGACGGTAACCGATGATAAGGAATTAAAAGTAGAAAGCGAGGACAAGTAAGATGATTAAAATTGATGAGGGAAAATTCAATGCAAAAGGTGATCTCTTTAAATTAAACGTAGAATTTGAGGTTCTTTGCAGATGCTTTAGAGAGATGTTAGTAGAGCGCCTTGGAGAAGATGAAGCAAACGCAAAGTTCGATGAACTTATTGCAAATTCCAAAATGGCAGAAGAAGAGAGACTAAAACTTGTAAAAGAAAACTTTTCAGCAGGACTTGATAATCTTTTTAAGGAATTAGCTAAGAAACTCAGCGAAGAAGATGAAAAAGTTGAGTCAGAGCCAAAGCGGGAAGAGAAATTAGTACCAGAATTTAAACCAGAAGAGCCAACTGGAAAGAGCGCATTTGCTAATTTCCTTAATGATTTTTTGAAGTTTTAGGAGGCGTGTAGATGTTTATTAAAGTGAAATTTCTGAAAGATGGTTCTCCAGCCGGAAGAGAGTATACATATGAAAGCTCTGACAATATAAGAGCTGGAGATGAAGTGTCTGTCCGTGGAACCGCAGCAGTTGTAACAGAGATTAATGTGCCGGATGAGGAAGTTGCCTCATACCGGAACAAAATCAAAGAAATTGACGAAAAAGTGGAGGAAGCGTAGATGGCAGAGAAAAATGAAGTTGCTAAAAAGCAAGAATTTACCACTGGTTTGAGCCAGTGGACAAACACAATCACCGGACTTGTTTCAAGAGATTTCGAGCAGAATGGCGTTCAGTATGATGAATATTCCAAACAGTGCGCTATGAACGCTATGGGAGCTATATTCCAGTTAGTTCAGAATACAGACAAGGTAGATATGAATAACCTTAATAATTCCAATCTGAGAGAGGTTGTTGCTCAGTGTGCAAGCCTTAAACTTAATGCCAATGCGATGCCGAGAGAGGTTTTCTTCCAGCTCAGAAGCAAGCAAGTTGGCGGTCAGTGGGTAAAAATGGTTGAGATGGGCGTTGAAGGTGATGGAAATGACGCCATGTTGAGACAGTTTGGAAATAATGTCGATACGGTTTATCCAGTGTGGCTTGTAAAAGAGGGTGATGATTTCACATATCCTCGCAGAAGAGGAATTGATATTGAGCCTGCTGAGTGGACTCCAAAAGGATTGTCGGACAAGACAGTAAGAGTTGTGTACCCAGTAAAGCTGAAAGACGGAACTATTGATTATCTGATTGCCGAAAGAGAACCAGTAAGAACAAATTTGATCGCTCACATCAGAAACAATCTTATGAATGAGACTTTTGGTATTTGTGAGAATCGCTATAAAGCTACTGATAAGCAGAAAGCGGAAATCAAAGCTAAGAAAGAAGAAATTCTTTCAGTTTTCAGAGCGTGTGAAACGGTAGATGATATGCTGAAATGCGAATATGCAGTAACGCCATATGTGAGTGCAGCTTGGCTTGATACACCAGAATCAATGATTGTCCGCAAAATGCGGAATAATGCTATCAAAAAATTTCCAAAAGACCTCAACAGTATGGCATCAAACTCATTATTACAGCTGGATGAAACATACAAAGCATCACAGGAAGAGATTGCGCAGAACGAAAACTCGCAGGAATTTGCAGTTGAAGATGAAGCTGTAGTAGCTGAATCTGAAGCTGTTGAAGTGGAAACACCGGAATTTGCAAAGGAGTAGCCATGGTAGTTCAAATGAAAAACTTAGAAGATGCCATTTCTGACATGAAGAATGGTAAATACGACTTTACAAAAGACGGTGAATGTATTCAATGTGGCGCTTGCTGTTCAAATTATTTACCAATGACTAAACGTGAAGTTGCGAGAATCCATAAGTATATCAAAGACAACAATGTAAGGGAATATCAGCATTTATTCCCAGTAGCAAAAGAAGTTGTTGATATGACATGTCCGTTCATGGACGATTCAAAGCTGAAAGAGAAATGCAGAATCTATCCAGTAAGGCCAGAGATATGCAGACAGTTTACTTGTAAGGCTGATAAAAAGCCATTCAAGATGAAAGCCATAAGGTATGAAGTGGTAGATGTTAGGAAGGAATTTTTCGGTGAATAGGGAGGTGCATATAAAATGCCAAATTGGTGTGAAGGAAGTTTGAAAGTTCGTGGAACAAAAGAAAATATGACGAGATTTATTCTTGAAGGCTTACGTCCAGTTGGATTCCTTGGTGAAGAAAAAGAAAAGCTGAAGCTGGATGAATATGGCGATATTAATTCAAATGAAACATGTTGGATTGAAAACACAAGAAGGGGATTTGTCAAAGGTGTAGAAGTTTATCTTTCTGAATATGAAGATGATGAAACCTTTGTTGAAGTCTTTGATTCCAAGTTTGCATGGGGAATTTCAGCAGATGAACTTCTGAAAACATGTGAAAAATATCATGTTGATATGAAAATTCATGGTTTTGAAATGGGGATGGAATTCAATCAGGACATTGAAATTGTTGATGGGAAAATTCTTAAAGACGAAGAACTTCACTTCGAAAATTATCAATGGGATTGCATCTGTCCAAATATGGGCGGTTGATATGACATCAGAAAAGGAAGGTGTTTTTAGTGGTAGTAAAAACAATTAACTCCGGTTCAAGAGGAAATGGTTATGCTCTGATTTCAGGGGAAGATGTTCTTCTCCTGGAATGCGGTGTGCCAGCTAAGGAAATGCTGAAAGCTATTGATTATCAGACTTCCAAAGTAGTCGGATGCATTGCAAGCCATGTCCATTCTGATCACGTTGGCTTTATCAAACAGTATATGCAGTACGGCATCAAAGTTTACACATCAGATGAAGTGCAGTCAGATATTGAAACAATTATGGGTGAAAAGACAATCGGATTGCAGCGCATGAGACGAAAGAATTTTCTTGGTTGCTTTTCAGTTGTCCCATTCCGTGTACCACATGGAGATACGGAGTGCGACGGATGGCTGATTGATACGGCAGAAGGACGTGTTTTATTTATTACCGATGCAGAGTATTGCCCGTATGATTTCTCGAAAATGAACATCAATTATGGACTAATCGAATGCAACTATTCTGAGGATTATCTTAGTACAGATGATAGTGGTTCTAAAAACCACCACGTATTAACTGGACACTTAGAGTTACAAACGTGTAAAAGGCTCGTACAGAGCATTAACAGTAATAGCCTAAGAAGCATAGGCTTGATACATTTAAGCGCTGGAAATGGCAATCCACGGCGTTTCAGAAACGAGATAAGTGAACTGGTTGACTCAGATGTGGACATTTGGATTGCTGAAAAAGGCACTGAGAAAGAATTTCGGCTAACACCGTTTTAGGAGGCAAGATGATTTACGTATTTTAAATGCTGCATGTGCAGTAATGGAATTTGCTTGCTTTAGAATGGCAAGCGACAAAGTATCTAAAGGCTTGTTTTTAACAGCTTCAATTTTATTTGCATTATCAGCGATTTTGCGCTTGATATAGAGAAAGGTGGAATGACTTATTAATAAAGTAATTCTTATGGGGCGCCTCACACGCGATCCAGAAATCAAATACACACAGGGTGGAAATTCTATGGCAATTGCGAGATACACACTGGCCGTAGATAGACGATTTAAAAGAGATGGAGAACCGACAGCAGATTTTATAAATTGCGTTGCATTCGGAAAAGCTGCTGAGTTTACTGAAAAGTATTTTCGACAGGGTTTAAAGGTTGTTGTGACCGGACGTATCCAGACAGGAAACTATACGAACAAAGATGGACAAAAGGTATATACAACAGACGTTGTAGTGGAAGAACAGGAATTTGCGGAAAGTAAAGCTACGAGTCAGCAGAATCAGCAGAAACCAAGCGGACCGGCTCCGGATAACTCAGATGGCTTCATGAATATTCCAGACGGTATTGATGAAGAATTGCCATTTAGTTAAGCCTTAAGGTAGGTGATGTGATTTGATATTGATTAGTGATAAGGGGCAGCAGAAAGGAAAGCATCTTGATAAAGAGCGTTACTGGAGAAATCACGGGATAGAGGTATTGTATATGCCTCTTCCCTGTGGAGATTACATAATCGCCGATGATAAGGTTATGGATGTAATCAATCGAAAGAAAGAGCGTGGCATTCCAGTTAAAAAGATGGATTTTCTTGGGACATACAATGTGACTGTTGACACTAAGAAAGACATCCAGGAACTCGTAGGAGATGTTTGTGGAAAGCAACATGCAAGATTCCGTGATGAATGTATTTTGGCTCGAAATAACGAAATTAAGTTATATGTGCTGGTGCAGAATGTTGGTGGATATCTTACCAGAACGAAAGACATATACAATCCGACAATTACTCGCTTGGAAGATTTGCATAAGTGGAAAAATCCAAGATTGTTTGAAATGAAGAATAGTAATGAGATTATCGGATATTACAGCAGTGGCAGACCTAAGTATAAGCGTGTTCAAAAGAATCCAAATGCAACTAAAGGTGAAACACTTATGAAAGCATGTATGACCATGCAGAGGAAGTATGGAGTTGAATTCTTATTTTGTCATAATTCCGAACAGGGCGAAAAGGTAATTGAATTACTCCAGAAAGAGGTGAGTTAGGTGGCAGACGTAAAATGGGTAAAAATCACAACCGATATGTTTGATAATCGGAAGATTAAACATATTCGGAAATTACCGGAAGGTAATAATATTATCCTCATTTGGGTGATGCTTCTGAGCCTTGCTGGTAAATGCAATGCTTCTGGAATGATTTTTCTGACTGAAAATATCCCGTACACAGAAAAGATGTTGGGTGATGAACTCGGATTTGAAGAGAGCGTAATTAAAGTTGCGCTGGCAGCACTTGAAAGTTTTGGAATGATTTGCAGAGACGGAGACCAGCTGTTTATAAGCAATTGGGAAGAGTATCAGAATGTAGATGGAATGGATAAGATTCGAGAGCAGACCAGGAAGAGAGTAGCTAACTATCGAAGCCGTAAAAAACAAGAGTTGTTGCAGGAAAATCCAACAGATTGTGACAGTAACGTTACTGTAACGCATGATAACGCAATAGATATAGAAGAAGATATAGATAATAATATATGTTCATCGACAAGCGAGGAACATGTGCAAACAGACACTCGAAAAGAGGATTTTGAAAAGATTTACGCAATCTATCCGAAAAAACGAGGAAAGTCCAGAGCGTATCAATTATATTGCCAATGGTTAAAAGGAAGAATGATTAACGGCGAAAGAGTTAAGTTGACCAATCGGCAAATGTACATCGGTGTAAGAAATTATGTCAGGCAACAGGAACAAGAGCAACCCGATCAACAGTATTGGAAAAATTTTGACACGCTCATGGGGCAATCACTCCTTGATTACTTAGAAGAGGAGCGTCAGACAGATGAGTGATATGGTTGAAAAGTCAGTTGTATGTGCGATTTTAGTGGATCCTGATTCCTTGAGCACAATATACGAACAGGTGAAGCCGGAAATGTTTGCCAATCCATTTTGCCAAAGCATGTATGTTGAAATTTTACGAGCATATGATACTGATCAGCAGATTTCCATGATTGAGATTGCTCAAAAAGTGCAGAGTGATAATCTGCCACTGGAATACATCGTGGAAGAACTTAAGGGTATCATGCCAGATGTTCACGCTTACAAGATTCGCAATTACGCGAATGCACTGGTGGCTGATTACAAGACTAGGCGTTTGAATAAAACATTATCGCAGACAGTATTAAATGCTGGAACGATTGATAATCAAATCGGCGAATTGATGCAAGAACTGGAAGCCCTAAAAGCGAACGACACTGTAAAGATTCGACCGCTCAAAGATGTGGTCGATGAAGAACAGGGCAAGTATTTCAAGGAACCGGAAGTTGAGCCGTTATATACAGGATTTAACAGACTGGACGATGCTCTTGGCGGACTGGAAGGCGGAGACATGATTGTTGTTGCAGCGCGTCCAGCAGTTGGTAAATCAGCGCTTGTTACTCAAATTTCAATGAAGTTGGCTAAGCAGAACAAAAGGGTTGCGTACTACAACCTTGAGATGTCCGATAAACAGGTCTATGAACGTTTGGTGTCCAGAACAGGCGGTATTGATCTTACGAGACTTCGAAGAGCCAGAAACTTCCTTGGAGATGAGAAAGAGAAATTTAGTAAGGCAAATGAAGAATTGAGAGAATCACCTGTATTTCTTAGAAGTGGTTCTGTATCGGTTGGGGAAATCAGAAATGAATGTAAACACATGGATTTCGATTGCATCATCATTGATTATATTCAGCTCTTACAACCAGATTTCCGATATCAGAACAGGGCAAGCGAGGTTGGCGCAATTTCAAAAGCTATAAAAGCACTTGCTATGGAGTTAAACATACCAATCATAGCATTGTCGCAGCTGAACAGGGCAAGCGAAATGAGAACAGATAAGGAACCTACAATGGGAGAACTGAGAGAGGCAGGAGATATTGAGCAGGACGCAAGTATCATTATCATGCTATGGAATATCTACGACAAGAAGAAAGGCTTAAAGGTTGAGAAGAACCGACAGGGAACATTGATAAAAGAGGTTATTATTTTTGAGGGCAATAACATGATGTTCAAGGAAACAGATGAATCATTAAAAGATATTGCCAAAGGCTTTCGAGAAGTTCAAGACGCCACTCCGTTCGATTAGGTGATATGAATGGCTAGAAAGAATATACAGAGTGGTACGGAAGAATTTGAGCTTTTCAAAGACTTCTGGAATATGTACAAAGACAATGCAACCGTTGAAGATGCAGATGAGTATATCAATAAGATTATTTCTGATGCTGATAATTTTTACAAAAAGTATGGTTCGCCATTTGCAAAGGAACTGGCTGTAGCGTTCGTAAATGAAATAGATAGAAAGATGATGGAGGAAAAGAAACATGGATAAAGTATTGAAGTTAGCAAAAGGACTGGTGGCAGCAATCGAAGAAGAGAGGCAGAAAAACAAGGTGATGCTGAAAGATATCCCGGCTGGTGGAAAGTTTGAGACAGGCATCGGAAGATTCATTGTTCTGGAGCAGAAGGCGGATTGCACGGTAATTATCACAGAAGGATTATATCGTAAAAATGAAGAATTTGACGATGATTGTACTGATTACAAAAAATCTTCTTTGAGAGAACTGTGCGATGGCGAAATTCTCAATGAATTTGTCGCTGAGTTCGGAGAAGATAATATCTGTGAAAATGAAGCAGGATTAGTAACAGTTGATGGTCAGGAAGTTTTTGGAAAGCTTCTGACAAAGGTAAGACCAGTAACATTCGATGAGGGACGTAAATACAATGAATTATTAGTCAACAAGGAACTGCCGGATTGGTACTGGACATGCACCTCTTGGAGTACAGAGGAAAGAGGTTGGGCATATTCAGTAGCGGTTGTTTCCCCGTCCGGTGACTTCAACTACAATAACTACAACCTCAGTATCGGGGTTCGCCCACTTTGTATCTTAAAATCTAATATCTTTGTATCTCGCGTAGAGGAGGATTAATACGATGACATTAAAAGAATTTGGAGAAAATCTTGAAAAGCTAAATGAAGCATATGAACAGTTAAGAAAGAAATATCAGAAACCGGAAATCGGAAAGACAATTGATGTTTCCGGGATTAAGTGGCTGGTGCTGGACAAGCTCGAGAAAGGATATCTTGTAATTTCCAATGAGTTTTATGGATGTAGCAGAAAATTTGACAGTGATTGCAACGACTGGGAAAGCAGTGATTTGAGAAATGAGCTTAACACAGATCTTCGCAAAAAGATTGAGAATGAGTTGGGAGTGGATTCACTTGTTGAATTTGAGCGCAATTTACTTTCATTAGATGGTCAGACTGAATACGGCACTTGTAGAGATTTCGTTTCACTCATTTCTGTGGACGAATACCGAAAATATAGAAAGCTTCTTCCAAATACAGAGAGATGGTGGTGGACACTTACACCGGACAGCACACCTTGTAATAATGATGGTAAATGGCTTCGGGTTGTTTCCCCGTCCGGTGACGTCAACATCAATAGCTACAACCGCAGTAACGGGGTTCGCCCGGTTTGTATCTTCTCCTCTTCAATCTTTGAATCTGAGGAATAGTACAAATGTCAGATGAAGATTTATTGGTAATTGAAAAAGCGAAAGAACTTGCTAAGCATACTTTAAAAGTAACAAGCAATGCTAATAGGTATCCAAAGAAATTCAGATTTTCATTAGTGGATAAGATGCAAAATAAATCGTTGGAAATCTATGAAATGTTATTTGAAGCCAATAGAACCGATATTAAATATTACAAAAGAGATCGTCTTGAACTGCAAACAAAAGCAATTACATATTGCGATGAGCTCAATTTTTATATAGAAATGTCGTATGCTCTCGGGATTATAAATTCTGCTAGTATGGGAAACTGGTCAAGGATGGTTTCTGATGTAAAATATATGGCTATTGCATGGAGAACCAAGGATAGAAAAAGATAAATACATTTTTAGGTTCGTTTCCGTTAAGCGGTTGTTTCCCCGTCCGGTGACATCAACAACAATAACTACAACAACAGTAACGGGGTTCGCCCATTCTGTATTACAGACAGTCAGAGTAGGCATCAAGCCGAAATCAGAGAAATAGATACAAAAAGGAGACGGACCTTCCTCTCAGAGGTAAATATAAAGGAGTACCAATGGATAAGGATATTGTTACAGATTATGGGAATATGTATCACGCTTATAAAAAAGCGAGATCTGGTAAAAAATTTCATGGCAGCACTGCAAGATTTTCTAATATAGCTTTAGATGGTATTAATACATTAAAAAAGCAATTAGAAGGACAGGCGTATACAGTTGATCCGTATAACGAGTTTGAAATATGCGAGCCCAAACGTAGATTAATTGAATCATGTACCTTTAAGGATAAAGTAGTGCAACATACACTCTGTGACAATATTCTGCATCCGAAATTAAAAAATGCATTTATCAAATACAATTCCGCCGGACAGGTTGGAAAAGGGACATTATATGCATTAGACGGATTAAAGAGTCACATGGAATCATTCTACAGTAGACATGGTACAAATGGCTGGATATTGAAATGTGATATTAGACATTTCTTTTACGAAATCGACCATGAAATATTGAAAGACATTGTAGATTATTTCTTCCCTGATCCGTACACAGCATGGATTAATCATACATTAATTGACAGCAGAGAAAATCCAGGTTTGCCACTTGGTAATCAGGCTGGACAGGTGTATGCGCTCCTTATGGTTCACCCAGTCGATTGTATGATAACTGGTGAGCTTGGAATTACTGAATATGGTCGATACGCGGACGATTTTTACTTGATTCATCAGGACAATGAATATTTGAAATGGTGTTTGGAATGTATCAGAGAAATGCTAAAAACACTTGGACTTGAATTGAATGGGAAGACACAGATCATACCGTTTAGGAAAGGAATGCGATATTTAGGATTTCATCATTATATGACGGCCGATGGGAAATATATTCGGAAACTGACCGGAGAGAACAAGCGGAAGAATAAGAAGAAATTTCGAAAACTGGTAAAAGATGTGAAAGCCGGGAAACTCACGGAAGAAAAATTCTATGAGAAATATAATTCATGGAAGAACCATGCATTGCATGGAAATTGTATCAAGTTGGTTCACAGTATGGATCTGTATATAGAGGAATTGATGAAAGAGGTGACAGAGTGACACGACAGGAACAGGAGAATCAGGAGCAGGAACAATATCTTGCGGAGTGGTCTAAAAAGCAGAAAGAGAAGCGAGAAAAGAAGAAACGGAAGTTTTGGTTTAGGAGGGATAGAAAGTGAAATATAAGGTTGGAGATAAGGTAAAAGTAAGAAGTGACTTGAAATGCGAGGAGTATTATGGCGGTGTTCTATTCGCTTCTGAAATGAATAGATTTAAAGGAATGGAATTTACAATCACAAGAGTTAATAATGGTGGATATTATGAAGTACTTGAAGTAATATATAATTTCACAGATGAAATGCTTGAACCTGTAGAAGAGATGAGTGCGGAAGAAGCAATTAAAATTCAAGCTGAAATGTGTAAAAGCATCATGTGTAAAGACTGTGCGATTGACAGGCTTAGATGTGACCCACATTGCGAATGTGCTGAATATCGTTCAAAGAATCCCGACAAAGTACTTGAAATCATCAAACAGTGGAAGAAAGACCATGAGAAGAAAGAGGTTGAGACAGAGCGCGCCATAATGGTTCGTGTGCTTGTTGGAAATGACTGTAACGGAAAATGCGTACATGAAGAAGAGGTTCCATCCGGTGAAACATGGGAGCGAGCGCAAGAAAGAGTGCTGAAAGAATATTGTGAAAACCACGAGGGCAAATACATATCTACAATATGTGGCATCTGCCGGGTAAAGGAGTAACTATGGACACAGGAGAAAAGATAGATTACATGATTCAGTGTTTACATGTAGCAAAAGGAGAAGCCATGTTTTTGGACGAATACGATTCTAAAAACTGGGAAACCGATATGAGATGGTTATCTATGCACAGAGCGCCAAACAAAGCATTAATTAAGGACAACCTTAGAAATGTGGCAAGAATGGGATTCCAGCTTGCGAATGAGGTGAAATGATGATTAGAAAATTGATAGAAGAAATTATTGAAAAGTATTATCGGGAAGACGGTGAATACTATTCAAGAGATCGTGAAGATGAAAGCGGAAACGATTTTGAAATGGACGAAGAAATTAAATCTGCATTGGAAGAAAAAGGAATACAGTTCGAGATTAGATTTGAAGATGGTTTTTCTTCGTGTGCCTACGACAATGATTTTCTGGCTATTGCATGGATAGAAGCGGATGGCACGTTGGAACTTACAACGGTATTGTTAGAAATTAAATAAATTACAGAAAGGAGACGGAGCTCCGGCCGGGCAAAGATATATCGGCTCCTTTCGAAGATATGAAAGATTTAATTATAGACGCCTTTGCTGGTGGCGGGGGTGCATCCGTAGGAATTGAAATGGCACTCGGCAGACCAGTAGACATTGCCATTAATCATGATCCAGACGCCATATTGATGCATAAGACCAACCACCCGGATACGTTGCATCTTACAGAAGATATTTTTAAGGTCAACTTGAAGAAATATGTAAAAGGACAACACGTGGCTCTTATGTGGGCGAGCCCAGATTGTACAAGCCATTCAAAAGCAAAAGGTGGCAAGCCAAGAGAAAAAGGACTTCGGATTCTTCCGTGGGCGGTATACAAACACGCAAAAGCTATTCTGCCGGATGTAATTCTTATGGAGAACGTAGAAGAAATACAACAGTGGGGTCCGTTAGACGAAAAAGGTTATCCAATACCGGAGAGAAAAGGCGAGGATTACAAGAAATTTATTACGGCAATGAAGAACCTCGGGTATCGTTTCGGGAGTAGAGAGTTGGTAGCTGCTGACTACGGAGCACCGACCACAAGAAAGAGATGGTATGCAGTATTCCGTAGAGATGGACTGGAAATCAGATTCCCAAAGCAGACTCACAGTGCAGACGGCATCGGATTTGAGAAGTGGAAACCTTGTGGAGATTACATTGACTGGTCAGACCTTGGAAGTTCGATATTTGAGCGAAAGAAACCACTTGCAGAAGCTACACAGAAGAGAATCGCAAACGGTATTAAGAAATATATTATCGATGCAGAATCTCCTTATATCGTGAGGAATGGAGAAGCACTGGCATACATCATCCAGTATCACGGAGAGACGAGAGCCGGTGATTCAAGAGGACAGCTTTTAACAGAACCAATTAAGACGATTGATACATCGAACCGATACGGACTTGTGACAGCTTTCATAACGAAATATTACAAGACCGGGATTGGACAGGGGTGTGATGAACCACTTCACACAATTACAACTTCGCCTGGCCATTTCGGTTTAGTATCTGCTTTTCTTATCAAATATTACGGTGCCGGATGTGGTCAACAACTTGATAAGCCACTGGGAACGATTACTACAAAAGACAGATTCGGACTTGTAAATGTGGTATTGGACATTGACGGAGAGCAATATATCATATCAGACATTTTTCTTCGGATGCTGAAGCCGGAAGAACTAAAAGTAATGCAAGGGTTCCCGAAAGATTACATTATCGACAGGGATTACAACTGGAAGAAATATCCGATTGCAAAGCAAGTCGCAAGAATCGGGAACAGTGTGGTTCCAATTATGGCAGAAAAGCTTGTAGAAGCAAACTGTCCGTATCTGAAAGTCGGCGAGAGAATGCTGAACATGAGCATTGATGATACACAAGAACAATTAAGATTTGCGTAGGTGAGAAGAGATGGATTTAGAACAAAAAGCAATAAAAAGAATTCAGGCTGCATCAGAAATGAGCTTATACCACTACGGTAAGCCACTTGTATGCGAATACTCAGGCGGTAAAGATTCCGATGTGCAATTGCGATTGTTTGAGATGGCGAAAATACCTTATGAGGTACATAACAGCCACACAACAGTAGATGCTCCTGAGACGGTATATCACATTAGAGATGTGTTCCGACAACAAGAACTGAAAGGAATCAAGTGCACGATTGATTATCACAGACAAGCGAACGGTCAAAATTTGACCATGTGGAATCTGATTCCTAGAAAGCTGATACCTCCGACTAGAATCGTCCGGTATTGTTGCTCCGCGTTAAAAGAAGGCGGCAATAAGAATCGAATGATCTCTACAGGTGTCAGATGGGCCGAAAGCACGAAGAGAAGCCACAGAAGTCCATTTGAGGTATTGAAAAATAGTGCAGCAAAAAGAATTGATGTATCCGATGAAAAAATGCTCATCACAGACAATGATGATACCAGAAAGTTATATGAAAGCTGTCATATGAAAGCTAAAACGGTTGTTAATCCCATTATTGACTGGAAAGATACTGATATATGGGATTTTATCCATACAGAAAAAATACCGGTATGCAGTTTATATGGATGCGGATATCAAAGGCTCGGCTGTTTGGGCTGCCCTCTTGCTAGAAGGACTCAGAGAGAGCGTGAAATGCATGAGTATCCCAAATTCAAACAAGCATATGTTCATGCTTTTGACCGTATGATAGCGATGCGAAAAGCAAAAGGAAAGCCAGTACAGTGGACTTGCGGAGAAGAGGTTTACCACTGGTGGATGCAGGACACAAATGTTTTTGGACAGATGCAGTTATCGGATTTTATGGAGATGAAAAATGAATATTAAATTAAAAGAGATAGACAAAGACACATTGAAAGTCGGAGATGTAGTTGGAGTAGCAAGAAAAGTTGAACACGGCCGGATTTCAACATTCCGGCATAGAATGATTATTTCGGCGAAAATTATAAAGATCACTCCGAAGAGGACGAAGATTGTATCTGATAAATTTGGAGAACATGATAAATACGAAAAATTTTATGAGCTGAACGAGGACGCTGCACAAGAAACGATACTGGCAGAAGCTTTTAAGATATTACAAGATGGAATATACAAACTTGTAGAGCTGAGAAGAAATGGTCGGCTTGAAGCGATGAGTGATGAAGATATCCTGGAAGCATCAAAGCACATGAAAGCAATTATGGAAATTACGGAGAAGTACAGAAAGGAATAACGAATGCATATAGAAGCAAGGCCTATGGAGTTGAAAGAAGCACAAAATTATATAAATAAATATCATCGACATCACAAAGCAGCTCATAGAGATAAATTTAGAATTGCAGCCACAATAGATGGAAAAGTTGTTGGAGTGGTTCAAGTTGGCAGACCTATATCAAGAGTATTGGACGATGGAAATACATTAGAAGTGCTTAGATTATGTACAACTGGAGAAAAGGATATATGTAGTTTTCTATATAGCAGATCCGCACGAATCGCAAAAGAAATGGGATATTCAAAAATTATAACATATATTCTTGAATCCGAAAATGGCGCAAGCCTTAAAGCATCTGGATGGACTTGTGAAGCTGACGGAGTTGGCGGATTTAATTGGAATACGCCGAGTAGACCTAGAGAGATAGCAGCAAATCAAATGAGTTTATTTCCAGAAAAACAAAAATATCCGATTAATGAAAAGAAACAAAGATGGAGTAAGCAATTGAAGTAACAAATAACAGCACCTTGACAATTGAATATTGATGGTTGGAATGGTATAATTTCCGTATAAATTAAATGTACGGGAGGAAATGCCAATGAATGAAGTTAAAGGAACTGACAAATGTTTTATGTGTGACACTACTTTGGATTGGGAATACATACCAAGTCCGAGAAATGGTCAAATTATTACCTATATGGTACCAGATGTAAAAGCAGACATAACCGCAATTAGGAAAGAAGACGATAAAGTAAAAATAGAAGTTGTGTGCATTTGCCCTAGATGCGGAGTTAAAAACAAATATATCAAAACAATATAATTCATCTACCAACCATCAGTATTCGGTGGTTGGTATTTTTATACGCTTTTTTAAGCAGAAGAGGTGAAAAATTGAAGAAAATACTTGATGCATGTTGTGGAAGTCGTATGTTTTGGTTTGACAGAGAGAATTCAGATGTCATATTCGCAGACAATAGAGAGCTTGAGACAACATTGAGTGATGGGCGAGCACTTCTAATTAAGCCAGATATAAAAATGGACTTCCGGGAGATGCCATTTCCGGACAATACATTTAAGATTGTGGTGTTTGACCCGCCCCATTTAAAACAAGCCGGCAGTGAATCATGGCTTGCTAAGAAATACGGGGTTCTGCCGAAAGATTGGAAACCATATTTGAAAGCTGGATTTAATGAATGTATGAGAGTGTTAGAGCCGGACGGAATACTGGTTTTTAAGTGGAACGAGGAACAAATAAAACTGAATGACGTGTTGAAAGAGTTTGGAAGGAAGCCACTTCTCGGAGATCAGAGAGGTAAGACACGTTGGATTTTGTTTATGAAATAGGAGAAATATGAAGAAAATATTATGCTTAATTCTGATTTGCATATTCTTAGTTGGTTGCTCCAATGATGTTTCGGACAAAAGCAGTGAGCCACAAGAAGAAATCACATATACTCACGAAGACGTGGACGCAACCATCACTTACATAGATATGCGGAAATGGTTTGCCATTTGTCCTCGCTGGCAGTGGGAAATATCGGTTGAATATGACGGGCTGACTTATGAAGAAGATGGTTCTGCTAGTGGAGCAATGAATGGACCAAGTTTTGCAGACAGTCAAGAGGGTGATTCAGTAAGAGTTCGATTAACGAACAAATATGTGAACGGAGAACTTGCGGACAGGTTTATATCGGAAATTAGATAGAGAGAAAGGGACGAATTATGATTAATTTGGAGAAAGAAAAGAAAAATTTCCAGAATCATGTAGCAACATTTACAGATTATGAAAACATCAAGATTCTGGATTTTAAAAGACCAGATAGTAATGAATACCGTATCAGATTTCTTTTCGAGGAAGATTATTGCCGATTACATATATCTGGTGATCTTGGACATCTTACAGCAAGCAATTACTGTAATATGCGATTCGGGACATTTGAGGAGCATTTCACAGGTAACGTTGGATATTTTAATGGAAAAATTGACTGCATGGACAGAGACAGATATTACTTTGATGAAGAACAGGCTCGGAAAGATATCTATGAATACATGATGGAGCATGGTTTTAACGGTGATGAATGCCAAGTAGATGAATTTTTAGACGATTCCTTAGAAGATTTCGATGATGAATCGGGAATCAGCAAAGCCGGGTATGATGTATTAAGCGATTATTATCCGGACGTTTGGGAAGAGGTGTCTGATTTTGGAAAAATGAGCACAGGCATCTTAGATTTGTATATGCTGGCATTTAAACTGGCGATGAAGCAATTGAGAGAAAGGAACGAATTATGAAATTAACAGGAATAGCAAGAGAAGATTTAGAAGCGAAAGGTTTGGTGTTACCAAACAAACTTGAATTTGAATGTATGGTAACGGCAATTCCAGACATCTATGCGGGTGGAATCGGCAGAAAGAATGTTGATACCGGAGAATTCGAATCATTCTTTAATGTGGACAATAAAAATGGTAATACAGTGGAATTTGATAGATTCCGGGAGAACGTCACATTACTGGAAAAAGAGCATACTGTCTTAAGTCTTGAAACGCGAGAAGAGACGAATGTGATTGACTATTATGTTCCGTATGATATCCAGGAGAGCAGTAAGAATAGACCGACAGTGACTGATGAATTTCCGGAGAGTGGCTATCTGACAGAAGGTTATTATGAGTGTGAATACGAGTTACTTCTGACTTGCGGAGAGGCAACCAGAAGACTTGTAATTCCACAAAGAACAGTCAATGTTCCGATGATTTCATTGCTGTCGAACATCGAAGATGAAATCAGAGATATTTTGGATGGTTTCCCGGACGAGGATAACAATTTTGCTGATGTGCTGGAATTAATGGATGACCATTACGAAATTAAGATGTTTGATGATTATGGAATTCCTGCAAATATCGAGATTAACCATGCAGATGATTTCGTGAATATGATTGTTTCAGCTAGACAGGTTAAATGTGAATTCAAATATGGAGATGATAAGTAAATGGGAAAAATCAACAAAGAATTTCAATGGCGTATGCAAGGTATCCTTCACGCCAGAGAAGTTGTGTCAAAAGACGGTCTTGAGGGACTGGATAAAGAAATTAAGATGCGTGGTTTTATGCAAGCGCCGTTGGTATACAGCAAAGGTCAGATTGATGGTTGGTGGGATGAATTATCAACGAACCTATATGCCACAATGACCACAGTTGCTGGAATGGTGTTGCGAGAGCATTTCGGGTTCGGAAAGCAAAGACTTCTTAAGTTCAGAAACGAATTCCAGAATATGATCAAAAGTGCGCTGGATCTCGATTACCTTGGAAGTCATTATGTGACGCTTGAGGACTATGCAAATGAGCTGAATGAACAATTTGACATGGGAATCGATGTAAGCCGTGTGAGAAATTGTCAAGGCAGTTATGATGAGACGGACGCAAAGTTTCGAACTGTAAAGTTGGACAAGGTTCTTGAGGAATTGAGAGCTGGAGGATTTGAAGATGCAGCGCAATTCTTGGAAAAGAAGGTGGCATAGTGGGGTGCAGGATTAAGTGTGCAGAAAGCGAAGACAATCATATGTGTTGCTTGGAATGCCCAGATTTTGATGATTGCCCTGTTCAATGTGAGTTTTTGGATGAATATGAATTTGTAGAGAATTGTCCGGATTATGTAAAGGAGAATGAAGATGACGTCTGAAGACTTTATAAGAGAGCTTAAAGAAGCCATGTTAAAAATAGAGCTATCAAATAAACGCATTTTGTTTATGCATCCGGAAGATATTGCAATACTTGATCTGGACAAGGTGAGCAATAGTTTATATCTTGTTGAAGAAAGAAGATTGGAACATTGTAAAGTGATAGCTATTACAGATGAAAACTTAAAAAGAACTGTATGGGATGCAATCAAAAACAATAAAGTGAAGTATCACAGAGGAAGAGGAAAATGAGAAAAGAATCACTGATTCATAAAATCTTGAGGAAACTCGGATTTATCAAAGACATTGAGGACGATAGGAAAATAAAAATGGAGATGTGCAAAAGAGCAATAAAGGCAAATGTATGTCCTGGGGATTGCGACATTTGCGCATGGGATGTGAAAGGTGGGGTTAGTTATGAGAATCATTAGTCAGAACGGATTACTGGATGTGCCTTATGAATTGATTGCAATTTCACCATATTCAGGAAATATGGCAACAATCGTTGGAACATTTCCGGGGAATGACCTCGGCAAAGGAGATAGAGTTTATATTTTAGCTGAATATTCCACCGAAGAAAAAGCAATCAAAGCTATGGAGATGTGCAGAGAAAAGTATCTTTCAAGAATGGAGCTGAATGGTGGGTATGACGTTGTAAACGGTTGCTACGTGCAACCTAATTACTGGGTATTGCCTAAGGTATTTCAGTTTCCAAAAGATGAAGAGGTGCAAATATGATTATTTTATTATTTTTAATTTTTTAGGTTTGACGGTTTTAGGTATATTAGTAGATGAAGTAGGTTTAGCATGTTTCCCGCTTTTTGGAGCATTTGTGTGTTTGATTGTAGGTATTGTCTTGTGCGTAAGCGTAACGGACGGGTCGGTTATAGACAAAAAAATTGCAATGTACCAAAAAGAAAATACAAAAATAGAAAATCAAATGGATGTGCTTGTATCGCAGTATATGAAATTTGAGACGGATACATACGGAGAATTGAAAAATGAAAGTTCTATCACACTTGTATCGTTGTATCCAGATCTAAAATCAGATGAGCTGGTAAAGAAGCAAATTGATGTGTATGAATCAAATAATAAAGAAATAAGGAAAATGAAAGAAAAGAAGATAGATTTAAAAGTTTTGAAATGGTGGCTATATTTCGGAAAGTAGGTGTGGAAAATGCGATATACAGAATATCATGCTGGAAAAGCAGTGATTAAGGACAAGAATAAGCTGGCAGAAGCTATGGAGAAGTTGGCGGAGTTTGAGGAAAAAGAAAAATGTGGAGAATGGCTTGATGCTATCGAACTTGCGAAAATTGCTATTGCGCTACAAAGTCAGAAGTGGATTCCGTGTAGTGAGAGACTTCCGGAAAAACCAGAGGTCTATTCTTTCGATGGCTATATTGTGCAGAGTAGACATGTTATACAGCCATTTTCCGCTTATTGGGATGGCAGAGAGTGGACAGACGATGATGATGTATTGGACGGAGTAATAGCATGGATGCCACTACCAGAGCCGTACAAAGGAGAATGATTATGCTGAAACCAAAAGTGAGAGCTAGTGAATTCAAGAAATTTGGATTCAAAAGATGTAAAGGTATTCCAAAAGAATCAGAATGTTATTATCTCTGCATCGCAAGAGGATGCAAGATGCTGTTTGTCAGTGATTCATATTTTGGTGTAAATGATTGGGATAAAAACGATCCACGGATACATAAGGATGCAAACTGTCGGTACAGGGATAAAAGAACGGCATTGGATGTTATATATGAATTAATCAAGGCAGATATGTTGAAAAGTGAATGGGAGTGAGAAGATGAGACTAATTGATGCGGATTTACTGATGAGAAAATGCGAGAAATGGTTAAAACCGAAAGCACCAGACGAAGATGAAATGGTTTCGTTGGCAGATATTGCGGTATCCATGCTTATGGAAATAGAAGAACAGCCAACAGCGTTTGATGTGAAAAATGTCATTGAGCAGCTTGAAGAAGAAAGTGAGCAGTCTTTTGTGAATTTTAAAAGTTATGCAGAAGAACATGGAATAGACAATGACTATGAAGATTGGTTTTATCGAGGATTAATCAGAACTATAGAGATTGTAAAGCGAGGTGGAAGAGATGAAGAATAAACTGGATGATGTGTTAAGACGAATACAGTTATATTCGTACTTGCTGCCAACTGTAAAAATTGGCAATGCAATTATGGATTTCAGAGAAAAGTATACGCTTTTTAAAAAGAGACGAGGTGGAAGAGATGAAGAATAAAGAGAAGTATGAAAAAGAGATTGTGGAGATTGCGTGTAGTGGAGGTAGCATTTCCATAATAAAGAAAAGTGGGCGTATCGTTCCGTGTAATGGCGCTATATGCAGTCTATGTTTGTTTCGTGGTTATGATTGTGAAGAGAAAACGAGAGAATGGGCTGAATCTGAGTACATCGAAAGGCCAGTTGTAAGTAAGAGAGATAGAGTGTTTTTGGAGTATATTGGTACAGGAATAAATTATATAACTAGGGATATGGATGGAGGTTTGTTCATTTATATCAGCAAACCACATAAACTTATTGACTGTTGGGAAAGTAGTGGGTGTGAATCAGACAAAAGCTTAAAATTCTTTAAGTTGGATTTCCCAATGGTCAAATGGGAAGATTCCGAACCGTGGCTTATCGAGGACTTGAAGAAGTTGGAGGTAGTTGAGAATTATGAATAGAGAATGCTTTTTTAGAGCGAAACATATCCATGCAATGGATAGTAACGAGCATCTTAATGGAACATGGGTGCATGGCTATCTTAGTGACAAGAATTATATCTACGATAAAAGTCTCGAGGGTGAATTCCTGGTTGATGAAAATACGATTTGCCAGTACACAGGATTGACTGACAAGAGTGGAAAGAAAATATGGGAAGGGGATATAATTAAATACCATTTTGGAGAAGTTTATGCGCCGGTAAAATTCGGGGAATATCAGAGTTGTTTTGATAGCGCACCAACGATCCATGTCGGATTCTATGTGGACTGGGACGAAAACCGTGATATTAGAAAAGACTTGGGATATTGGATCAAGTTGGTTGATGCAGAAGTTGTAGGCAACATATTTGATAATCCCGAACTGTTAGAAGAGGAGGGGAATTAATATGGCAAAGATATTTAAAGTAAGTGGATATTTTGTGGATGCAAATGGAGTGGTTGATAAAGAAAAATTTGAGGGCAAATTGGAATCGCTTGAAGATTTATTTTCGCATCATCTTCATGTGGAAGAAGCTGACATTGGAAAGTGGAACGACGAAAGCCCTTTGAATTACGACAACTGCGACCTTGCAGATTGTGAGAAATACTTCAAGAGAAAAGTTCCAGTAGATAACGACAGCAATGTTACGGCAGGACAAGTCTACAGACATTTTAAGGGACATACAGTTAAGGTTTTGCATATCAGCCAGGATACAGAAGCACCGGGACAGTTTTATGTGGTTTATGAATGTGAGGACGGAGCTATTTGGAGCAGACCTTACGGAATGTTTGTGAGTGAGGTTGACCATGTGAAATATCCAAACGTGAAACAGAAGTATAGATTTGAGTTAGTGGGAGGAGCTGAGATAAATGAATAATACAGAGCTTATAGAGCGTTTGGTGGAACTGGAACGCTCAATGGTTAAAAAAAGAGATGTTGATGTAAAAGCATTTGAGGAGAAACAAAAGCAAGAGCTTGCAGATTACGAGCTTAAGAAAACATGGGAATCAAACGGATATAGTCAGGCTCTGGTTGATGTGAGGAATATTTTGAGAGGAGAATTACAAAACGACGAAGGAGTTGAAAACGATGCAAATTAAAGATTTCAGTAAGCCGATAATGTTACCGCATAATCAGCTTGCACCGTCGGCAATATTCAAATTCAATGACCGGGTATTTATAAAAGTATCTGAGGCTTATACTGATGATTTTAGCAATTCTTATGATCTTAGCAAAAAGCAGTTAGTACAATTCAGTCCAGACACAGAGGTAGAATACGTGAGAGGAACATTGATATTACACAGAGGAGATTGGAGTGAGGATAATGAGCGACAGTAAATGCCAGCGCCTCGATGCCATATCAGACCGTGATCAGATGGCTGAGAAGCCACCAACGGAAGAAGCAAGCAGACGGTTTAGAATGCCAGTATGCTATGGGTTTTTGGAATATCTGGCAAAAAAGAAAAAGGTGCAAAGAGAGGACTGAACAACTTGAATCTCAGTAAAGAGCAACGTAACGGAATGGAAGACCACCATGCGGAAATGGCAGAAAATCCACCTAACCAACATGCATATGAGAAATTCAAGCGCAAAGCGTATCAGAGTGTTAGCGTGGAAGAATATTTGCGAAAGCGCAATCATGATGTAAAAAAGAAAATATAAGACAATGGGTGAGTGAGCTTTGATAACAAAATAAAAACAGGTACCGGACAAGAATCTTTGGCGAGATCTCCGGTACCCATTCACCTAAGAAGAGTATAGCATAGTTCATCTTCTTAGGCAATTGCTAGGAGGATAAATTATGCAGACACAGAAAGAAATTGTAAGAGATAGCGTATTAGCAACTATGAGACCATATCTGAATGCAGTCACTATGGATATTCTGAATCAAGCGATTGTAAGCGCAATGGCTCATGTTGATGTTGTGGAGACAGAGACGTTACCGGCAACAAATGAGAATACGAATGATTATATATTAAATGTTTATATGACAAAGAAAGTTCCAAAGTTGAGCAGGCAGACAGCAAAATACTATCTGGAGACTATCAGACATTTTATTCAGTTCACGAATAAATCTTTGTTGGATGTAACAGACATGGACGTGGAATTATACTTACAGTGGTATCATGCGACCGGTTTTCGTGGAGCCGGAAACATTGCATCAACCGTGAATAACGAAAGACGTAACCTGTCAGCATTCTTCACCTGGATGCGAAAGCAGAAGATGATAAATGAAAATCCAGTAGACGGAGTAGAACCATTTGCTGAAATTGAAAAGCCAATTGAATTTCTTGCCGATTGGGAAATGGAGGCTTTGCGTGATGCATGCCGGACAGAGGTGAACGGAGTAACTAATTTCAAGGAATACCGTGAGCATTTGAGAGATAGAGCTGTATTAGAATTCTTCCGTAGCACTGCTATTCGTGTTTCTGAGTGTGTTCCAATCAATAGACAAGACATTGACTGGCAAAAGGGAGAAATCCTCATTTACGGGCAGAAAACACGCACATACAGAACCGTATGTTTGGACGATGTAGCAAAGTATCATTTGAAAAAATATTTGGATAGTAGAAAAGACAATAATCCAGCATTATTCGTGGCAACAAAAGGAGAACATAACAGACTTGCTAAGAGTGGACTAGAATATGTGATTCGTACAATCGGAGAGAAGTCAATCCTTGACAGGCGAATCTATCCGCATCTATTCCGTAAAACTACGGCAACGAATATGGTCCGCCGTGGTTGTCCGCGTGACTTGGTCGCATTTTATCTTGGACATAAAAACGGGAACACAAAGACACTTAATACGCATTACGCAGCTACGGATCCAGCACAGGTCATTCAAGCATTTCGGAAATATGGAGCTGTTGCATAAAAAAATTTCTGAAAAAAATTCTAGAATCGGCGCGTTTTTAGGGCGCGTTTTTAGGACAAATTTTTGAGCCGAAATTTTTCGTCAAAAAAAGATGTCACCCCAAAATAAAAAAGGTCAAAAATCTGGACGCTGGAAAAATTGTTCATTCTAGCGTCCTTTTTCTGACAATTCTGTTCGGGTGTATGGTGTATAGAATAGCTCTGTACACGTCTATTCCTGTCCGTATTGGCTTGTAATAGCGCAAAGCATAATTCTATTGAGTACGCGTAAAAACGTCTAAAAATCGAATATATACGTTTGTATCATAACACTAATATTTCTGTCTGTAAATAGCTTATTATTGAAGCACTAAAAGCCGGAAGTTATCCGGCTAGATGCCTAAATATGCATCAATTTTCTCGTCTAATTCTGCGGCATGCTCCTTAACCTCTTCCATTGTCATATCCCCCATAATGTCACATTGATACTTATTAAATCTTAGACGCTCATCTACTGTCATAACTGCAAGCCTGTCTATTATTTTTAACTCGCGCTCGTCTATGTCTTCGTATGTTCTCGGAATCTTTTTTGGTGGTTCCGGTCTGCCTGTCTTCCTCGACAATCTAATCACCTTATCTAGTGCTTCCATGACTTTTTCTAATTTCTCCATGCTGTTTTCTTTCTTCCCTTGTCCCTGGGAGCTAGGATATAAAACCGCTCCGGGGCAATGCTCCCCGGTACGCTGTCAGCGGTGATTATTTTTTATGATTCTCTAAATATGCATCCGGTCCATACTTTGCAAGTTGTTCCATTGCAAGTTGTTCCGCACTTTTTGCAGTCGAAACACATTGTATTTAAATCGCTGTAATAAATATTATATGCGTCCTGCCTTTCTTCCTGTCTCATTGCAAGAACTCGCTCGAATGCTCTTTTGACTGTAGGCAGAACACGGGCACCGCCTTTTATTGCTTTTGCCAGCGTTATCATCTCCACGTTTGTTTTGTCGTAAATATGTGAAATTATGTTGTCAAATTCTTCAGCTGAAATATTAAGCTCTTTCAAGTCCTGTTCGTATGTTCTCATGTTTAAAACCTCTCTTTCTTTGTCGCGCCCTGTCATCATCAGTGCAGGTAGGGCAGTTCCTACAGACGCCCGTGGGCGTTTCGACTAGTATTTTGATGGTTGCTCATATCGTATAATAGTTACTTCTTCGCCAGTACTTTTCAAATATGCGGTTCCGTTGTACATTGGACCATTTAAGCCTATTAAAATCGGCTGATTCTGCAACTCTTCACGTTGCCAAGGTTTGTTGTTATATCCGACAATTAACGCTGTGAACTGCTCCGCTGTTTTTACGCCTTTTGGCAAGTCATATACACATTTATTTCCGTTTTCTAATGTTCCAATAATCATATTATTTTCCTCTCTCGCCTGCCATCATCAGCACAACGGGGCGAATCGTTGTGGACGCTCCACGCTTGGAGCGTTTCGACTATTTATATTCGTGTGTCTCACCTTGCCATGTGATTCTGCAAGATGTATCCGGCTCAGCTGTGTGAATCATGTAAGAGCGAGTAGCCCAACTGCTAAGCTCTGCCGTGAACAGGATTATAATTATTATTTTCTTCATGTTCGCACCCTCCTTATAACATTTCCGCCAGTGAAATGACCTGAGCTTCTGACAAGTGGTCAATCACTGTGTTCCCGTTTCTGTCTGTCAGTTCGTACTCGTTTGGAACAGTTCCGAATCCATCAAACTGGTTTGATAAGTAGTAACCTTTTTCATATAACTTTCTTTCTGCTTCTTTCATTTCTATATCCTCCTGTGAGTGATTTGTTATCTCGTTTCTATGGTTATATAATACACGATATTACGCACATATACAATTGACATAATTAACAATATTACGCACATATATATGATATAAAGTTGTACACTATTTATTACGCACATATTTATTGATTTAATTACGCACGCATGTTATAATGTAATAAAAATATGGAGGTGTAAAAATGGCAGAGTATACAGAAGAACAGAAAGCGGCACGACAAAAAGCAGTCAGAAATTACGAAAAAAATAACTATAGATTGAATATAGTATTTCCGAAAAATACTAAGGAGAGAATAGAACGACTAGGACTGAATAAGAGTAATAGTGCGTTTATTCGCGATACGGTATTAGCTAAACTTGACGAACTAGAAAAAATATTGAAATAACGCACATATAATCATTGACATTATTACGCACATATACTATAATAATACTTGTAAGGAACAAGCTTACAAGTTACCAGTGGCAAGCTGGAGAAAGGAGAAAACATGGAACAAATGGGAATGACAGATAAACAATTCAACGGATTCATAAGATTTCTAATTGACGACCTGAAAGAAGCCAAGGAAGAGGAAGACACCGAAAAGAAAAACGCAAGGATCCAGAAGATACTGGAAAACCTCCAGAGCACTCTGGAAGATTAAAAAAGAGCCGTATAACAACAGCTCAGGAACACAAGAGAGGGCGGAACTTGCCACCGCTCTCAAGTAAAATTATTATAGCAGATTTCCGAAAAGGAGGCAAGATATAACAACGTGATAGATATTAAAAATATTCAAGAATATTGCAAAAATGATATGCTATTATTTTCGAATCATGCACTCGAACGAATTCGACAAAGAGGAATAAAAATAAAAGATATCGAATCATGTATAATGTCAGGGGAGATAATAGAACAGTATCCGGATGATTTCCCGTTCCCTAGCTGTTTGATATTTGGGGCGTGTGTAAGTGGGAAAATACTTCATGTTGTGGCAAGTGACGAAGGAACAGCAAGCCGGATTATTACGGCTTATTTTCCAAGCTTAGACAAATTCGAAAATGATTTGAAGACTAGAAAGGGGCGTTGATCATGAAATGTGTTAGCTGTAAAGAAAGCGAAATGAAGAAAGACAAAAGTGCATATTTTGCCGATCTAGGGGCGTGCTATGTTATTATCGAAAATGTGCCGTGCTATAAGTGTGAAAAGTGCGGAGAGGTATTCTATACTGCTTCAGTAGCTGAGCGATTGGAGGAAATCATTGAACACGTGCAAACCGTAGCAAGTAAGATTTTTATTTGCGATTATGCAAATGTGGCATAAATTCCAGAACTAAAAAAATTAGAATTAAGACAGTCAAACGGCTGTCTTTTTTCTGTGCCTAGACTTAATAAAATCCGTGTAACGTTACAATAACGTTACGTAACGCGATAGAATAAGAAAGAGAATAAGAAAAAGAATATATATAATATATACGTGCATTTTCCTGTCGGAATGCACAAGAATGCGCACAAAAAAGATGTGCAAATGATTATTGACAATCACAATAAATTGCACTAAAATATTAATCAAACAAGTAAATAGGCAGTATATAGCCAACCTTTAATATATACTTTCTTGGTAGTCCTTAGTGACCGTGACCCGTATAGCAGAATTGCGAAACTGCAACGGGCGCGGTCTTTTTTTTATTATCAATTGGCTGGAGGTGATTAGGATGAAAGATAATGCAATAACAACAACAGATGGCATAGAAGTATATAAGCATAATATTAATTACTATGCTGATGAGTATATACGCAATGAATTAGAAATAGACCATGTAGATACAGACAGTAAACAGATAGTGAAAGATAACTTTGTTGATATGTTATTTTATATCTGTGACCATATAGAAAAGCCAGATAATGCAGATATAAAAGCATTAGATTATATATTCAATGTGTATGTAAGATTATGCAGTAAGTATGGTGTTAATCCTACACTAGAAGCATTTAGTTTCCTGGTGAATATTGATAGAAATACCTTTACTACTTGGAGCAATGGCAGTTATCGGACCGCTGAACACTCTTGCACGGTCAAAAAATGGATGAACACTTGCAAGGGCTTTTTGGTGAATAATCTCGGTAATTCCAGGGGTACGGATGCAAATAAGATATTCATTGCAAAAGCTGCTTACGGCATGGCAGAAACGAAAGCAGTGGAGCAAGAACAGATCACCGGAGCTAGAAAGACGGTTGAACAGATAGCGCAAGACATCGGAGCAAATGAACTACCAAATACAGGGGCACAAGATGACGAGGCAGATGTATTTGATTTTTAAGCAATTCAACAAAATGTCAGACAATACAAAAATAAATTTAGCGTAAATCAATATATTGTATGAGCTGAACGCAAAACACTAGATATAGTATCGTGTGTATGTGTCAAACATTTGTTTTACGTATAGATACATATGTTCGATAGCCAGTGAACCCCGGAGTGGGGGTCTGTGTGAAACACCCCAGGGTCGTAACCTTACCCCCAGAAATATCCGCCAAAAACAAAAAGGAGCATAGCAATGTATACAGGAATCAAACCAATTATTCCGACCTATCTCGTTCAAATAACAAACGATTGTGTTTATTGCGTAGAAGCAAGTAGATGTACAGTTGATACAGAACATGGAGTTATATTGTTTTACAAAAATGATTCAGTACAAGCAATGTTTCAGCTTGAAAATATAGATTCTTTTTGGAGGGTGATTTAATTGATTTTTGAATATCTGTAGGAGTGGCATATGAATACAATTATCGTCCTTACTGAAACGCCAGTGTGGCATCAAGGTTACATAAAACATCATTTACGGAATTCTGGCATCAATATGACTGGAAGCTTTAAAGGGAATCGACTGGTCATTAATGATATCTACGAAATCCTCTTTATAAATCCGGTTGGCATTTATTCAGATGCTGAGTTTTTTGCGAACTGCATCTTGGATTTGACCGATGGAAAATGCAGTGAAGCTGTAAATAGCTTTATAGAGCAAAGAATCCACTGTAATTATTTCCTGTTCACTGAGATTGATGAATTGATTAGATTGTTGCGAGGTTAGATGCTATGAAGAAAAAGATGAGCCAACCAAAAACAGAGCCAAAAACAATTGAATGGGGTAAGGTTTCTTGTTGTGAGAATTGTGGCAACAAAGAATACTACGAGAGTTCTGAAATGGGAATCTCACATAGACGATTTAGGCTTTGCACGAAATGTATGAGCGAACTTCTTTCATCGGCAACTCCAATACTGTTGAATGAATTCTTGAAGAAGCAGAAAGGCGAAAAAAATGGTTAGGACAGTAAATATTCTTGGAACGGAATACAAGGTGATTAGAGAACCATTTGCAGATAAAGACATTGATGGTTATTGTGATTATACATCAAGAGAAATCAGAATCAGAGACGATAATGTGAATGAAGTTGGAGATTTTGATGAACTGATGCGAAAACAGCTACGGCATGAAATTATACATGCTTTTCTTGCTGAAAGTGGACTGCAAGCGAATTATGAGCACTATAGGCAGTTCGGGCATGATGAAACGCTTGTTGACTGGTTCGCAATCCAGTTTCCGAAGATGATAAAAGCTTTTGAGAGCGTGAATGCACTTTAGGAGAATTTGCGATGGATGAGAAAGATAAGAGAAGATATGCATATGGTGGCTTACCTCCTGCTGGAAATCTTTGTATCCAATCGGATTCGGATTTAATCTGTGATGATCTGGTCGAAGAATTGGCAACAATACCAACTTCAATGCTAAAACAGAAAATGAGAAACATAGACAACTTATTGGACGCATCTACGGTTTTCTATGGAACGTTTGGAACATTTAATGTAAACACTTTGCCATGTTACACGATTGGTTCAAATAACTGGCGCAAGCTTCACGGAATGCGAATGCGGAGGAAGAAATGGTTAAGAAAATAAAACAACTGTTCTGTGACCATAGAAAAGTGGTTCATTACAGAACAGACCTGGTCCGTCAAGATGATGGTTCTTGGAAAACAGTTCACAAATGGAGATGTAAGAAATGTGGAAAGGTGATTGGGAATGAGACAACTTAGAAATTTGCTTGCATGGATTTGCTTGATTAGCGCATCGGTTATGGGATTATATAACGGTGTCTACAAAATGCTGTATCTTGCGATTATAAACGCTTGCATGCTTTATGATGCCGGTGTCTTAAGCGCAACGATAATTGCAAAGACGGTAATTAGCTGTTTGTGCTCGCCGGTTATTATTTGTGGTTTGGCGTTCATCGGACTTATGTTGTTTGCCATTATCAGCGAATATGATTAGTCAGTAAAGACTATAAAATCTAGTGCAACGCACGGCACGATAAATATTGTTGCTAACCGTCAGATGGCGGTTAAGTCAATGTAGCTCATTGGAAAGAGCGGTCAGGAGCGCGCGATAAAAAGACTGACAGGAAATGGTTCGATTCCATTCTTTGGCATTGAGAGTTTACCTTGCTTTAGTAGGTTCCAAGCATATGGACGACGGTAACTTGGGTAAAACGCCATCGCATTGGTGGATATGCAAGTGGTCAAAGCAAGCTGACTGTAAATCAGTTCCTTCGGGTTCGTGAGTTCGTATCTCACTCCACCAACTTCATTTACTCGGAACCACACCTTCAGGCAGGCGCAGGGTTGAATTTGTGAGCTGAGTATCTAAGAATTGCGCCACCACATGCCGTATTCCCATAATGGTATTGGAGATGTTTGCTAGGCATTCGGTCGGAAACGACTTGGAGGTTCGAATCCTTCATACGGCGCTTCAGCCGAGTGGAACGGATAACCACATATGGCTCATATCCATAGAATAACGGGTTCGACTCCCGTGGCTGAAATTTCTACCGATTACGGCCGGCTGAGGTCTGCAAGTATAAAACCGGTAAAAACTTATTTGTTGGAGATAAGAGCAAATTCAGTGATTGCAGTAGCCTGGATACAACAAATTGTCGTGCTGGAAGTAATAAGGAATGACTGCTGAGCGGTCTGAGGTAGTTTTAAGGCGCGAGGTATGCTGTGTATCAATTGACTTTGGAACGGATTGCAACCAATAGTAAGCCTTGAGCTTGGGCTTGTGGGTGCAAATCCTACACACAGCAATTGCAGATGAGTGGAACGGATAACCACGCTTGCCTCCTAAGCAAGAAATAACAGGTTCGACTCCTGTATCTGCTATTCGCACGTTTGCGCAGGTACGTGCGATATGGAATCCCCTTTCGTTTGTGCGGGTTTGTTGGTTCCTTCCCGCACACATGCTATCATAGCTCAATTGGATAGAGCAGTTGATTACGAATCAACAGATTCCCGGTTCGAATCCGGGCGGTAGCTTTATTGGCATGTAGCTCAATGGCAGAGCATCCGGCCGTTAACCGGAGGGTTGCCGGTTCAAGTCCGGCTATGTCAGTTTTTTTTAATTGAAAGGAGAATGAATTATGATTTTTAAAGAAGCGTTTGAATTAATGAAACAGGGGGCAAAAGTGAAACTTCCTGGTTGGAACGGTTACTGGTGTTGGGACAATGATAAACAGACGATTATAATTCATTGCAGACCAAAAGATTCCGACAAAGGACAGGGAGATGTTCTTGATATCCGTGAAACACAGAGAGTGGAATATACTTTCATGCATACGCAGAGAGATGATTGGATGATTGCTGATGAAGAGAATTGTGGTGTTCTTGGCGGTCAGTCAACATTTGGATTTGGCGATGCTATCCGTTATCTAAAAAGAGGACTTAAGGTGGCTCGTAAAGGTTGGAACGGAAAGAAACAGTACATTCAGCTTGCAACTGGAATTTCTTACAAGACAGCAGATGGTGAGATTGTAAATTGTGAACATAACGCTATCGGGAATATGGCTATTGCTTTTGTTGGTACTTCCGGTGTGCAGATGGGATGGCTCGCTTCTCAGGCAGATATGCTTGCAGAAGACTGGGTGTTTGTGGAGTAATTATGAAAACAATACAAACTGCTTATATTGAGAAAACTGGACAATCTGTTAAAGGATGGATTGAATTTAATGAGGTATTTGCTGACAATAAGAGCCTTGGATTTATTCCAAGATTCTATGTGGTTGAAACACTAATACCTTTTGATTATTATTCAAAAATAGAAGTTGATAATATTAGTTTTACTGGTTACTGTGGTGCGTATTCGATTATAGGTAAAGAACCGATGCAGATAGGAGAGATGAATGATGAAAGCAATGTTAAGTCAGCCGATGGGTGGAAAGACAGATGAAGAAATCGTAGAAACAAGAGAAAGAGCGATCCAGGTGCTTGAGGCAAAAGGGTATGAAGTCGTAAATACTCTTTTCACAGATGAATGGTACAGTCATGAGAATATGGAAAAGCGCGGTGTAGTACAGATTCCGCTGTGTTTCTTGGCTAAATCTTTAGAAAATATGAGTTTATGCCATGTAGTATATTTCTGTAAAGGCTGGGAGAATGCAAGAGGATGTAAGATTGAACATGATGCTGCGGTTGCTTACGGACTGGAAATTATTTACGAGGAATAAATACCATGATTGTTAATGGTTGGTATTACTGCCCGGCTGGTCATAAGACTGGTCAGAGGGTAGAAAAGAATTCCAATATTGAAAATACGCCGATTTGGTGTAAGCACTGTAAGAAAGCGTATTATCCGTTGATTAAGGATGGAAAGATTTTAAATGGATTTCATAAGAAAACACATAATTGAGCTTGAAAATGAACTGGAAGAAGAAAAGCGAAAAAACAGGATTTTGGAAGGACAGATAAAGGAATTAAGAACAAGATGCGCTCCGGGAGCGGAACTATATTTTGACAAAGGAAACTATAGCTTATTGTGCATAGGAATCGAAAGAGATGTTTTATAATTAGTGCCAGAGCCTAAGAGCCAGAGCTGATATTTGTGAGAAATCACAGATATTGGCTCTTTTGATTATTACGAGGTGAGCAAAGGGATTTTACAGAATATAAGAAAATAGCAAATGCATTAAAGATGCAGCCATCAAATGAATACAGTACATGGGATAATATCATGCAACTGTGCTTGAATATGTATGAGGATAACCATGATTATCTAAAATATTGCCTTAAGCTCTCGAAGGCAGTTAAGAAATCAGCTCAAAGGTTGCTTATTCAGAATCAAGACGTGCGGTTTGAGGATTTGTACTGGCAAGCATTGAAATTTGAAGCTCCGCATTTATTTGACAGCTATCTGCTCTATCTTGAGCGAAAGCGATTGGAACAGGATCGCTTTTATTCTCCAAAAAGGAAACAATTGAATAAGCATGGATTAATACAGTCTATGCAAGATCTGGAAGATGATAAACTTGATATTTTATCAATTTCAATGCCTCCAGGAACTCAAAAAACCACGCTTGAGAAATTCTTTGCATCATGGATTGCTGGAAGGCATCCAGATGATTTCAGTTTGTTTTTCTCGCATAGCAGTGATATTACTCGAATGTTCTACGATGGGGTTCTGGATATAACAACGAACTCTGATGAGTATTGCTGGTCTGAGATTTTCCCTGATGTAAAATTCCATAGCACTAATGCAAAGAGAGAAACCATTAACTTCAATAAATACAAACCCTTCTCAAATATTCAGTGCACATCCGTTGGAAGTAAGAATGCAGGTAAGGTCCGTGCGAACAGATACCTGTATTGTGATGACTTGATAGGTGGTATTGAAGAAGCTCTGAATAAAAATATCCTGGACAAGCTGTGGAGAATCTATGGTACCGATGCTAAGCAGCGTAAAATGGATGGCTGCAAGGAGATTCATATTGCTACCAGATGGTCCGTGCATGATGTAATCGGGCGTTTGATTGATATTTATGAGGGGAATAACAAGGCAAGATTTATTGCTATCCCAGATATCGACCCGGTTACCGGAGAATCGAATTTTGATTACAAATACAATGGATTCAGTGTTGAGTTTTTCCACGACCAAGAGCTTACAATGGATGAAATCTCTTATAGATGTCTGTATAAGAATGAACCTATTGAGCGTGAAGGACTTCTGTATACGGATGAAGAACTCAGGAGATTCATTACGTTGCCGATTACTGAACCAGATGCTGTATGGGGAATTTGCGATACGAAAAATAAAGGTACTGACTTTTTGTTCTTGCCATGTTTGCTACAGTACGGAAATGATTTTTACCTTACGGAATGTGTATGTGATGATAATTCCAATTATGGAATCCAATATGAACGAACTTCTGATTTGATTGTAAATACCGGAATGCAACAGTGCCAATTTGAGAGTAATAACGGTGGCGATCGTGTTGCGTTGGAAGTAAGTAAGTTAGTTGAAGAAAAAGGTGGACGGTGCAATATCACTACGAAATATACTGAATCGAATAAAGAGACGAAAATTATTGTCAATGCAGATTGGGTAAAGAAACATGTACTTTTCAAGGATCGTGAGCAATATAAACCAAAAGAAGACTACGGAAAGATGATGGGATTTTTACTAAGTTATTCAGTCCGTGGAAAAAATCCACATGATGACGTTCCTGATGGATTAGCGAGTTTTGCGCTGTTTGTAACTACTGGTTTTGTAAGACCGGCAGAAATTTATTCAAGTCCAGTTTAAGGAGGAATGAAATGAAGATTACAAGAAAAGATATTGCAAACTATAAATTGTTAAAAGTCCTTCTTGAAAAGGACCAGAAGAAACTTGAAAGGTATGTGGCGAATCAACCATCGGCATATTCTGGAAAGGTATATGGTTCTAATCCAGGATTTCCATATCAACCGAGAGGATTTACAGTTACCGGATGCTCAGATTTTGAAATAGCGCAATTGAAAGACTGGGAGCAGAAATGCCGTGAGATGGAAGTTAAGATTCAAGACGACATTCGCAGATTGAACGAGTTGGAACTGGCTATTGACACAATGATTGCGAACGCGAAAGATGTTGAGGACAAAGCAATCCTGGAATATACGAAAGACGGGTTGTCACAGTATGAAATTGCAGATATCTTATGCATGGAACGCTCCACGATATCGAAAAGGCTTTCAAAATATGTGTCACAGTGAGGTTTCACACAATTCACATTTTAGAGTGCTATAATTATAATCGAAGAACTTGTAATTCGTTTCAAAAGTCTCCTTAAAGGGCGCTATGTGTTAATTCATGTAGCGCTTTTTATTTTTGTGTAAAGGTAGGTGAATTCGGTGTCTGAGAGCAACAGCAATGAAGAATTTGTATATCCGGAACTAACTGGCAGGCGCCGGATTTATTCAGACGTTGATAAGATAACAGAAGAAAACATTTTTGAAGTTTTGCAAAAAGCAATGATTGTTCATATGCAGAATTCCAATGAAATGGTTTTTCTTATGAGATATGAGAAAGGTATTCAGCCACTTGTAAGAAAGAAAACGATTCGTAAGGAAGTTGATATTAGAGTGCAAGATAACCTTGCGAGTCAAATTACGGAATTTAAGCTTGGGTATGTTTGGGGACAGCCGATTACATATGTCCAACGTGGAAATAAAGATTTTAGAAAATCTACGGATAATCAGAATAACTTGCAGGACGATGGTATTTCCATGCTGAATGAACTGAATGATTCTGAATACGCATTTTCCAAAGACCAAGAGCTTGGAAGATACGTTGAAATTAACGGTATCGGTTATCAATTCGTTGATATTAAAAAGTCATATGACGGACTTGCACCGTTTGACCTTGTGACGCTGAATCCTTTGTTTACATTCTGCATCTACAGAAACTCAGCGCTTCAAGAGAAGCTGGCAGGTGTCACTTTCCGGAGAACGGAAGATGGAACAACTTATTATACCGTGTTCACTCCGGACAGGAGATATGAAATCCGCGATATGCGCGAAGTAATCAATGGTGACAAGGTGAAAGAGCCTTGGTCATTCATGCAGAGAAGCGGTGAAAAGAATCCATTCAAGAAAATTCCAATCGTAGAATTTAATCGCGCTACGGACAGAACGGGATGTTTTGAGCGTCAGATTTCGGATATGAATGCGCTAAACGTTGAAGTTTCTGATTTTGCAAATAGTGTGGCGCAGACCACGCAAGAAGTTTTCTTTGGAACTGGATTTGAGTTACCAAAAGATGGTAGCGGAAAGACGCAATCTCCTGTAGGTGGACAATGGATTGTAGCAAAGCAGGCTGGCAATGGTGGAACTCCAACATTGAAAGCAATTTCCAGTACATTTGATTATCAAGGAGTGCAGGAAAATATTGTAAGCAAGCGAAACACGATATTGCAGAAAGCTTATGTGCCGATTCAGACGGATCCGGGTGGTGGTTCGACTGGCTCAGCTATGAATATGTCTTCCGGTTGGAGTGCTGCTGAAAATAGTGCTTGCAAGGAAGAACAGATTTTACGCCGTGGAAAAGCAGAGATCGTTGAGCTTGAGATGATTGCCATTAAGAGCACAAATGACATTCCATTCGATAGTCCACTTCGTTCACTGGAATTTTCGGATATCAAGCCGAAATTTATTCGTAATAAGACCTATGACCTTGCTACAAAGGTTAATTCGATGGTTGCAATGATTAAAGCTGGTGTAAATGGTCGAGTTGCTATGGAACAGGTTGATTTGTTCCCTGATGTAGCTCAGGCGTGGGCTGACAGTAAGAAAACGATTGAAGAGTTTCAGAAATCGTTAATTCAGAAGAGTGTTCCGCAAACAGAATCAAAGAGAGAAATGTCTGACTTATCTGATCAGACAGGAAACTCGCCGATTCTTGATGGAATGAAGACGGGTGATGATGATGTTCACGAATCTTAGTTTTGATGAATTGAATGCACTTGTGAAAAATGAGCGCAGTATGCCATTCAAGAAGTATTTTGGAGAAATGAATCTTCCGGAAGAAGAAAAGTCTAAAAGGATGCAGATGGCAGAAGAACTGGAAGAAAATTTCATTGTCACAATGACGCTTCTGTTTACAATGACTCAAGCGAATAAAATTAATTATGAGCTTATCAGAAAGCAGATTGAAGATTCTTATTTGGAAACGCTTAGAAAGTATACGAGCGTGGATAAGTACTTAGAAACATACATCAAGAGCTTTTCCTATGATGTCATAGACAGCACGAAAAGCCACAAGAATGAGCCTTATTACTATTCATTGGATAGAGCACGATTCATGGCTGAAAACGAAGTAAACACGACAATAAACCATGCTAGATATATGGAAGCTGTGAATGCCGGAAAGACAATGAAGCGGTGGGAATCAATCATTGATGAAGTCACTAGAAAAGACCACATCGAGGTAAATGGAAAGTATATTCCGATTGGACAGGCTTTCCGTGTTGGTGATTCGTGGATGATGCATGCCAAAGATACCTCGTTGGGGGCATCTGCAAATCAAATCGTGAATTGTAGATGCGTAACAATTTATTTATAGAAATTGCAGTCACAGAAATGTGGCTGTTTTATTTTGGCACAGAGAAGTGCCTTATCAAACGCGAAAGACAGAGAAGTCTATAATCGCGAAATGTAACTATGAGAGAGAACTCTAAACGCGAAGAAAGGAACGTGTAAATTATGGATGACAACAAAAACCTTGAAGGACAGGCACAGCAGAACCAGGAGCCGGATAATAAGCCGGAAGAGAAAGAGCCTACTATAGAAGAGCTTATGGCACAGTTAGCACAGGAAAGAGCCAACAATGCAAAACTAAAAAACAGTTTTGACAAGACATCATCTGAACTTGCTAACACAAAGAAGCAGTTGAGAGAAAAGCAGTCTGCTGAAGAACAGGAAGAGGAAGCTAAAAAAGAAGCTGAGGAAGAGCATAAGAAGTATGTCAAAGGGCTGGAAGATACGATTAGGATGACCAATGCCACAAATCGTTATCTCGCTATTGGAATGTCAGCTGAAATGGCGAAAGATACTGCAAAGGCTGAGCTTGAAAATGACATGGAGAAAGTCACTGAGAACATGAGCAAGTTCAAAGATGCTTCTATCAAAGCAGCTGAATCTGAATGGCTTAAGAGCAGACCTCCAGTAAATGCTGGACAGGGCGAAGGAGAAGAGACTGATTTATTCCTAAAAGGTTTTAACGGTTAATCTTCCATGCAATAACCGGACGCAAAAAAGAACGCGTTCGCTGATTACAAAAAGTTAGTAAGAGGAGAGATTTAAAATGGCTATTAATTACGCTGAGAAATATTCACCACAGGTGGATGAAAGATTTAAACTTGGATCACTGACAACAGCACTTGTAAACAACGCCTATGATTGGCTCGGTGTTGCTACTGTAAAGGTATATTCCGTACCAACAGCAGAAATGAACGACTACACTCTGACAGGTTCTAACCGTTATGGTACACCGGCAGAGCTTAACAATGAAGTACAGGAAATGACACTTGCGAAAGATCGTTCTTTCACATTCACAATCGACAAGAAGAGTGAAGATGACACAATGGGAGTTATGGCAGCTGGCGCAGCTCTTGCCCGTCAGATTGATGAGGTTGCCATTCCAGAGATTGATACATACCGTATCTCTAAACTGGTAGCAGGTGCCCCAACAGCAAATGTTATTAAGGATATTGCAGTAACAAAATCAAACGCTTATGAGAAGTTCCTTTCAGTGCAGGAAATTCTTGACAACAAGAAAATTCCTACTGGTGGAAGAATCTGCATGTGTACACCAGGTTACTACAACATGCTGAAACTGGATGAGGCGTTTACTAAAAAGGGTGATATGGCAACAAAAATCGCAATCAACGGACTTGTTGGTGAGGTTGACGGTGTTTATATCATCAAAGCTCCGAAGTCTTACTTCCCGGAGAACGTAAACTTCCTTATCTCAAACCCAATTGTTATGCCGGCACCGATTAAGCTGACAGAATACAAGATTCATGATGATGCGCCTGGTATCTCTGGACATCTTGTAGAGGGACGTATTCGTTACGATGCATTCGTGCTCGACCAGAAGAAAGATGCTATCGGTGTATGCCAGAATCCGGCAGGATAGGAGTGGTGAATAATGATTACATTTGAAAGAGATGGAGTCAGAATGAATGTGGAGTCTGAGATTCAGGCTTCCGCATTCGCGCTGAGTGGCTGGAAGCGAGTTGAGGTTGCTGAAAAAGCTACTCCAACAGAACCGAAGCCAAAGACTACAAGAACAGTAAAGAAATAAGGTGATCGCATGGATAAGTTGATAAATGAAATATTTAAGGACCTTTCAATAGAATTAAATATTCAGGACGAGGAGGGTTCTATGCTTTTATCAAAAGTACGGAGTGCCTACAGAGAAATAAAAGGCGCTCGAAGTTATCCAATGGATTACACGGATGATTTTATTTGTAGTGATATGGAAAGATATTATAGCAATATTAAGAATCTCGCATTATATGACTACAATCAGATTGGTGTTGAGGGTCAAAGCGCTCATGGTGAAAACGGTACAAGCCGTACATGGGTTGACAGAAATAAGTATCTTGAAGGAGTTGTTGCTATATGCACACTGGTTTAAGAGAGGTCAGGTGATCCAATTATCTCCCGTTCACTGGGTTAAGTGGAAAGAAGATTGTGCGTGACCAAATCGGTGTTTTTACCGTGATGGTCGCAGGGATACGCATTAATGGTGGAGGGTGGCGTATAAATGAGAGACTGTAAGAAAAATTCACGGAAATTATGGTATTCCAATTTGCTTGGAAATGAGCCGGTTCTTGACGAAAATGGAGATGAAACGGGTGATACAAAGCCTGTTTATGGCATTCCAATTCCGTTTAAGGCAAGTGTAAGTCCCGGAAAGGGAAATGCTTATGCTGATGTGTTTGGAACGAATTTGGACTATACACGTTCGATTTCCACAACTCAGAAGCTTCCTATCACGGAAGAATCATTGATTTGGTGTGGCTCAATGCCGATTATCAGCTCAGACAATTCGTTTGACTGGAAAACAGCCGATTACACGGTTGCCGGTATTGCAGATGGACCGAATCAGTTGGTAGTTGCCTTGAAAGCGAGGAAGAAAAATGCCTAAGTACACAACGAACTTATCGGCTAGAGGATTCCGACAGTTGGCTGATGATATTCGCAAGTATCGGCTGGAATTACAAAAAAAATGTGATGAATTTACGCGTCAGCTTGCCGAGGAGGGCGTTGCAATTGCGAAAGCAAATATCCTCAGTGAAGATGCTATTTATACCGGAGAATTGCTTAATAGCATGAATATAAAGCCCGGAGACGTTATTGTTAATGGTGCTTCATATCATATCTATACAGCATGTCCGTGGGCGAAATTCGTTGAGTTTGGTACTGGAATTGAGGGAAAAGAAAACTCGCATCCAGATACTTCAATTATCGGTTGGAAGTATGACGTAAACAACCACGGCGAAAAAGGTTGGTTCTATTTCAAGAATGGCAAATGGCATTGGACAAAAGGTATGCCGTCCAGACCATTCATGTACAATACTGCATCAGCTTTAAGGAACACGGAAACAATTACACGCATTGCTAGGAGGGTATTTGGCGAGGATTGATGTATCGAACAGAGTATTTACCAATGTAAAAACATATATCAATGATGTTTGCAAGAATGTCTCCAGCGGTGAGGATAAATCCAAAGCCAAGTTTCCGGCCGTATCAGTCATTCAGATTGATGATGCAGATTCATCTATTGATTTGGAAAATTCGGAAAATGCCGTAAAATCCGTGATTGAGATTCAGTGCTATTCAAGTGATAGCATTACAGAAGCAAAAAAGATTGCTAATATGTGTTGCGATGCAATGAGAAAAATGGGGTACGTTCGCGCATACGGACCGCAATCCATTACAAACGCAGCGGACACAAGCCTATATCGAATGGTGGCAAGATTCAATCGAATCGTAACATCAGTCGGTGAAATAGAGAAATTTGAAACAAGGGGAGCTTAAGGCTTCCTATTATTTTGCACCGGATACCGACAGAGGTATTCGCTAACCGCATTAGTTAGCGGTAGAAAGGATGGTAAACATGTCAGCAGGAATGAGTACAATTAATACCGTACTTAAGGCAGGTACTACAGCCTCAGCATTAACTCAGTTATGCAAAATTAAGAGCTACCCTCAGTTGGGCGGTGAGCCGGAAAGCATTGAGACAACGGATATGGAAGATAAAATGCAGACATTTACTCCAGGCGTTCAGTCTATGAGTGCTATGCAGTTCACAGCGAACTATGACAAAGAGAAATTCGATGAGATCAAAGCAAGTTCTGATAAAGAACAGATTTATGAGCTTGACTTCGGTAAAGACGGAGCAGATGGAAAGTATTGCTGGAAAGGTCAGCACAGCGTATTTATTAACGAGGGTGCTGTAAATGGCTTGAGAGAGATGACTATTTCAATCATGCCATCAACAGAGGTTTACAACAAAGATGCTGCTACACAGTTTGCGTAGACAGATAGCTGTAAATAATTCCATACATCCTCTTTCATAAAACATTTGTATTTGATATAATACAGATATCTTATGGAAGAGAGGGAATTAATATGGCTTTAATTAAATGTCCTGAATGTGGAAAAGAATATTCAGACTCAGCTATTTCATGTCCTAATTGTGGTTATACGGCTGGTAATCAGAAAAATTTAAAGAAGATGGGACAAGGAATTAAAGAGGGGATGAAAGGATTGAACACAACAGCCAGCCCAAAGAAAAAATCTGTTTGTGTTAAATTATCTATTATTCCATTTGTAGCAATTGTTATGGGAATAATCGGAGGGAATTTAAACAATGATGCACTGATTGCAATTTGTGGATTGCTTGCAATATGCTCTGGAGCATGCAATTTTTATGTAGGCAATTTTAAGAAAGGCTTATTGTACACACTAACTTGTGGTGGATTCTTGGTTGGAGCTGTTATGGATTTGGTTCATTTAAAAGTTACTGGAACGTTTAAAGACGCCAATGGTTATCCTGTAATATACTAAAACTTATTTAAATTGAAAGCAAAGAGTCGTGAATAGTCACGGCTCTTTTTGTCGTACAAAAAAGGAGAATTATAATGGTTAAGGTCAAAATTAATAACAAAACATACAATGTAGGCGAACTTACAATTTCTGATTATACCAAAATGGAAGAACAGGGCTTTTCCTTGGTGGAAGCTTTCCACAAAAAGCAGTTTTTTCTTGTAGCAATGGGGTTTGTTTGTGTTGTAGCAGAATGTGAACGTCCACGTGCAGAAGAGCTGATTCAGCAACATATATACGGTGGTGGAAGTCTTCTTGACATTGTGGATTCATTTAACGAGGTTGTAGATGAATCCGATTTTTTCCAAAAAATGCTGGGAATCAAACCGGCAGAGGAGGAGAAGAAGACAGCGAAAGCGAAAAAGGCAACGGAAGAAGCGTTGGAAGAGTAATCGAATGCAAGAGTTTTACTCAATTCGCATACGATTATTGGCTTCCAATGGCTGCTTATTGCGGTATCGGGTATTCAGAATTTTTGAAGATGTCTCCAAAGGCGTTGCTTGTATACCGTGATGAAAAAGAAAAGCAGGAAAAGAAGCAATTGCAAATGGCTGATTTTACGTCTTGGATGACTGGTGCATATGTATTAAGAGCCATTGGACAAGTAGTGAATAAAAATAGTTCATATCCGGAAAAACACATATTCTTTAAGGATGATATTGTTGACGAACGGAGTGAAGAAGAAATAATTGCTGAGAATACAGAAATAGCATCGATTGAATTCGGTGCTTGGGCGAAAGCATTTAATAATCAGAGAGGCAGGTGATATCAAGGGCAGAGAATGAAGTAGATAGCTTGGAAATAGTTGTTGAGACCGAAGCAAATAGGGCTAGTCGAACATTGACTTCTGTTGAGAAAAAGGCGCTTAAAGTGGCTGACGCCCTTGATAAATGCGCTAAATCTGCACATGGGCTTGATTTTACGGGAATTGCCGGGCTCTCTGAGTTGATTGATGTAAAAAATACGTTCAAGGATATTCTCAAAGAACAAAAAGCTATAGGCAATAGTGAACTTCGTTTTCGTACAAATCGCTCTGATTTAAAATATCCGGCAAAAGAACTAAAAGAGCTTCAATCGCAATTTAAGAACGCAAAACTTGAAATGGACTTTAATGGTTTAGACAAAACGGCATTAACAAAGTCTATTTCGGAATTTGAACGTGGATATGGACGAATCAAACAACAGATTGCAGATACTGTTAACTTAGGCGGTTCCGATGTTGTTGGTGGTAAGGCATGGTATAAATCTATCATGCAAATGAACCAGTATGAAAATGCCATAAAGGATGCCAAGAATGCGTTGAATCAAATTCAATCAAATGCTGGAAAATCTAGTCCTACGATTGAGGGAGAACCTTTTAAAGAAGTTGAAGAAAATGCCGAAAAAGCATCTGATGCTGTTAAGGATTTAGAAGATGAAATTACAACTGTAAACTCAAATAACGATTTTAGTAAAACGTTAAGTAGCTTTGATTTGTTAAAAAACAAAGCGTTAGAAATTAAAAAATCATTGACACGAGGTGGTTTTGGAAATTACACAAAGAATTTTCTCGACATGCTAAAAATGCCAGATGCTTCTGAACTTGGTTCTAAACAAAACGAAGTGCCTACCATTAGAGATGATGGTACTTATGATACCGAAGCAATTCAAAGCTATGTTGATTCATTTGGAAGTGCGACTAACGCAGCTCAAACCTTTGAAGCTGAGATAAAGAGGTTGAAGCAAGCGCTTTCTGATCTTGAGAAAAAAGGATTGGGGCAAGGCAATAAGGAATACGACAAGGTTGCAAAACAATTAGCTATTGTCACAGCTAGAAGAAATGAATACAATAAGTCGTTAAAACAGCAGGCGAAAGATATTGTATCAAAAGAACAGGTTTCCAATATAAGCAAGCTTGCTTCGGCTTTTTCAAAGGCTGCCACAGGTGCTGGAAAATTCAAAAAAGCTATTGGAAAAATTTCAATGAACGGTTTAAAAGGCATCTATAAAACCGTTCACGGATTAACCAAACCATTTGACACGGCTAAAGGAGCTATTTCAAAAGTCGGAAAAGCAATTGGAGCTTTAAGAAAACAATCTAACAAGGGCATGTCTTGGGGGAGAATGATAGGTTCTTCCATTTTATTTTCAACTGTCTTTGGGGCTATTAGCCAAATAAAAGAAGCTATTAAAGCTGGCTCTGATAATCTGGTTCAGTATAGTGCTTCATACAACAAAAGCATCTCTGGAATGGTTTCTTCTTTACTTTATCTGAAGAATGCTTGGGCGGCTGCCTTTGCACCGATTATTAATGTAGTCGGACCGTATATATCAGCATTTATTGATATGTTGGCTGGAGCTATGAATAAGGTTGGACAGCTCATGTCTGCTTTGACTGGAAAGAGTTACGCTGTCCAAGCTAAAAAGGTATGGAAAGATTACGCCTCTGGTCTTGATACGACTAAAAAGAATGCGAAAGATGCTGGAAAAGCCGTTAAGGATTTAGCAAACTACACACTTGGTATTGATGAACTGAATGTGATTCAGCCAAACACCGATTCAGGTTCTGGCGGTAGTAGTTCTGCTGGTGGTTCCGGTATTTCAGACCCATCAGCAACTGACATGTTTGAAACAACATCGATTGATGGAGCGGTTTCTGATTTTGCGGAAAAGCTTAAGAAAGCATGGAGAGATGCAGATTTTACAGAAATAGGAACCGTAATTGGCAAAAAACTAAAGAATGCTTTAAGTAGTATCCCGTGGGATTCCATACAGGAAGTAGCTTTTAAGGTTGGAAAGTCATTTGCAACTTTAATCAATGGATTTGTCGAAGTTGATGGGCTAGGTGAAACAATTGGACAAACAATTGGGCAGGCAATTAATACTGGAATTGTAAATATCAATGCGTTTCTTGATTATACAAAATGGGACGAAGTAGGAACTTTTATTGGCAATGGCTTAAATGGAATTGTTGATTCTGTAAAATGGGAAGACCTTGGACATTTGTTTGCTCAGAAATGGAATGCAATTTTTTCCACTATTGGAGAAGCTGCGAGAACTTTTAAATGGGCTGAATTCGGTAAAGACTTAGCAAGTAGCGTTAATACATGGATTTCTGATTTTGATTGGTCTGGAAACGGTGCAAGACTTGGTGATTTGGCTAAAGGCATGCTTGATACCATTATTCAGTTTTTGGAAAATACTGATTGGAAAGAGCTTGGAAATGGAATTGCAAAATTTATAGAATCCATTGACTGGACTGGCATTGTTGCCAAATTAGCAGAAGGTCTTGGCGCAGCAATAGGTGGTCTTGCAGCGCTACTATGGGGAATGATAGAAGATGCTTGGGACTCCGTTGTAAAATGGTGGAAAGATGTTGCTTACGAAGATGGGCAATTCACTATGGAAGGGCTTTTAAATGGAATCCTAAACGTATTCTCCAATATAGGTTCATGGATAAAGAGTAACGTTTTTGATCCATTTATTGATGGATTTAAGAGTATATTCGGAATTCATTCTCCTTCAACCGTAATGGCTGAAATGGGCAATTACTTGATTTTGGGATTGGCAAATGGTGTATTGGATACAATTGAAACAGCTATTCAAGCGTTTGAGAATGTTTGGACTGGAATCCAGGAAGTTTTTTCACCAGTAACAACTTGGTTCTCAGACAAATTTACATCTGCTAAAAACGCTATTGTTTCCGCGTTCAAGTTTATCGGTTCATGGGCTAATGAAAAGTGGGCTGACATAAAGCGTCCATTTTCTAATGTTCGTGATTGGTTCAAAGACGGTTTCCAAAAAGCTTATGACTCAGTAAAAAGCATTTGGAGTGGACTTGGTCAATTCTTCAAAGGGATTGCTGAGAACGCGTTCAAACCTATCAAGTCATTGGTAAACGGCGTAATCAAGGGTGTTAACTGGGTGCTTGATAAAGTTGGTTCTACTGGAAATTTAAGCGAGTGGGCAGGAGTCCACTTTGCTAATGGTACAGATGGACTTGCGAAGAATACATTAGGTATCGTCAACGATCAGCCGGGTTCTGTTTACAAAGAACTGATTATGCCTCCAACTGGAAGAGCATTTATCCCTGAGGGTAGAAATGTAATGCTACCATTACAAAAGGGAACAAAGATTATGCCGGCAGAGCAGACAAAAGCATTAATGGGTAATAAGCCACATTTTGCAAGGGGAATTGGTGATTTCTTTGGAGACGCTTGGAGCGCAGTTAAGAAATTCACTGGAAATGTCATGGATTACATTCAAGACCCTGAATCAATTGTAAAGATTGCGATTGATAAATTCACCGACGTTTCCGGCATGTTTGAACCTTGGTCAAGAATTGGTAAGGGAATGATTGATAAGACGTTCGATGCGATTTTGAATAAAATCAAAAGCGTATTCAGTGTCCTAATTCCAAAGGTTGATTACAAGGCAAGCGCTGGCGTAGAACAGTGGCGAGAGCTGGCAAAGAAAGCTCTTGAGCTTACAAATCAGTTCAGTGAATCAAATTTGAATGCATTGCTCACTCAGATGCAACATGAGTCTGGTGGAAATCCGAATGCGATTAATAACTGGGATATCAATGCGAAGCGTGGAACTCCATCAAAAGGACTGATGCAGGTCATTGACCCAACATTCCATGCGAATGCGATGGCTGGATACAATACCAATATCTACGACCCGTTATCTAATATGATTGCTGCAATCAATTACACGGTAAAGAGATATGGAAGCTTGTATAACGGCTGGACAGCTAGAGGATACAAGGGGTACGAAAATGGTGGAATTCCGAAGAGTGGTGAAATATATGTAGCCAATGAAAACGGATTCGGTTCTGAGTACATTGGAAACATCGGAAATCAGCATGTAGTAGCCAATAATAATCAGATTATTTCTGGAATCAGTGCTGGTGTTGAACATGCAAACGATGAAACAAATATGCTTCTAAGAGAAGTGATTGCAAATCAGAAAGCGCTTCTCAAGAAAGAAGTCAGCGTAAATATGGATAGTAAGCGAGTAGACAAACAGATTTCAAGAGCACGTAGCAATACGGGCTTTTCTTTTAGTCCAGCTTAGGAGGTGTAGGAAAGGGCAGCAAGACATATATCCAATTTTATAAGGGTGAATGGAAAGCCTTTTCCAGCACCGAAACGCTATCCCAATATGATAGTAACAACGGCTGTTGATGCTGCTAGGAATGCGAACAACAAGGTTGTGGGACAGAAGATTGGCAGAGACAATTATAAAATCAACAACCTTGAATGGCCGTATCTTGATGCCGAAACATGGTCAAGTATGCTACAGGAATTTGATAAGCATTTCTTTTCCAGCGTGCAATTTTGGGATATGGTAAACAACTGTTGGAGAACACTCACGATGTATCCAGGTGATAGGTCGGCAGACGTGTTCAAATACGATAAAAACGGTATTCCGATTGCATACATTAATTGCAAAGTCAATATTATTGATTCGGGGTGGTAGACATGTATCAGACATCTCAAGAGTATAAAGATTCCATGAAGCGTCCAATCCGTGAACGGTCTTTCATGAAAGTGCAACTTGGATTGATTAATCAAGAAGCACAGCAATCTGCATCATTGGAAAATACGGATTATAACAGTTTCTCAGACCCGAGTACATTATTCAATCAGCATACAGTCAAACGATATGCAACTTATGAACAGAATATGTTTCGAGCAGACGGCACCATGTATTTCCTGTCAAAAGATAACGCTTCCTACTGGAAAGATGGATACACATGTACGAGCTTATTCAACAATGAATTGCATATAAAGTTCGTATTTGGATATGGAAAATCCGATATTAAAGGATTGACTATTCAATTTGGTGAGAATTATCCAACTAAGTTTTCTGTAATGACTGATGACGGAACATCGGTTGAATTTGAAAATAATGCTCAGGTGTTTAAAACGGACACTGTATTCAGCAATACGGCATCTATCGAATTGGTTGTTACAGAAATGAGCATCCCAAATAATCGCGTCAGAATTGATTATATTCAGTTCGGACTTGGACTTGAATATGACGATGAATGGATTTTAGAAGCAAATAGCAAGACAAGCTTATCTGCAATCAATGATGATTTACCAGAATCGGAATTTAGCATAACACTTAATAATGATAAACAGATATTCAACGTTGATAATCCGGCATCTGAGATTAACTTCTTAGAAAGCGGACAGCGAATGAACGTTGTAATGGGTTATATGCTAGATGATGGCAAAGTGGAATGGTTACAGATGCACTCACTCTATGTGTATGAATGGAGCGCATCCGATGAAAAAGCAACGATTAAGGCTGTCGATGTACTAAAATTCCTCAGTGATGATTACTACAAAGGGCAGTATTACGAAACTGGAATTACCTTGTATGATTTAGCGATTCTTGTACTGGAAGATGCAGGAGTCGCACAGGAAGATTATTATTTGGACACATATTTGAAAAAAATTACTGTTTACAATCCACTTCCAAATGTCCGACACAAAGAGGCGTTACAGATTATTGCAAATGCCGGAAGATGCGTACTCGACTACGACCGATACGGACGCATTCGTATTCATTCGTTATTCCGGCCGGAGTGCGAGACAACTTCTAACGGAACAACGGATTATTCCGATGTATCAAGTGTTGATACTCAAACAGCAAAAACAGATTATACAACATATGAAAATAACCGGTGGCTTGCTGACGGGAAAATGATATTTCTTCCAAAGTCCGGTATACAAAATGCTGGATATGTTAGTTTGGCCGTGAGTGACGAGAATGGATTATTTGCTAAAAATCCAATCATCACACGAACGCTAGAAGCGAAGTATAAAGCATACGGAATCTATATTGAGTTTGGAAAGAATCTTCCGAAGAAATTCGTGATACGGACCTACTCAGATAATGTACTGCATAATACGGTCACAATTCAGTCTGGAATTGCTGAAAACTTTGAGCTTCAATACGATTTTGCTGAGTATGACAAAATCGAGATTGAGTTTGTGGAAACAGAGCCACATAACCGTATTCATGTGAATTATATTTCACTTGGTTCTGAGACAGCATATAAGCTTGAATACGATGATTTATACTCCACGCCGGTCGGAACACAGCTTGATAAAATCAAGAATGTTAAGGTTGCAAGATATCTTTATTCAAAATCAAATGTGGAAGATGACCTTACGTCAGAAACACTCGTGTACGATGGTAATAACGCCATCTACTACATGACAGATGCATGTTATGGCTACAGGGCAATTATTGAAGAAGCTAAGAGTGGACAATCCATAGAAATCAAATCTTCTGGCGCATACTACGTTGAACTTGCAATCTCCGGTGTATCGGTAGGTGAAGAAATTAAGATAGCTGTGAAAGGTTATAAATACAACGTATCTACTGCATATACAGTTCAGACGATAAATAACCGTGGAACGGATAAAGAATGGCAGAATCCATTAATATCCAATGCTGAACACGGTAAGCTTGTAACAGCGTGGCTGGCTGATTACTTTGCTTCTGGAATCCAATACGAGCTTGATTACCGTGGAGAGCCAGCAATTGATTGTGGTGACACGATTGGACAGGAAAATAAGTATGACCCTGATTTGAAAACAATCGTTGAGGAATCGCAGATTACATTCAATGCCGGATTACTTGGTGGTGGATTAATTACAAGGAGGAAAGAGTGTGTGGCAAGAACCTAAAACTGATTGGACTGTAAATGATTATTTCAATTACACAGATTACAACCGAATCAAAAACAACATAGCTTACCTCCGGGAACAGGCGCTTAAGCTGTATATCAATTTCCCGTTCACTGAAATGGGTTCAGACAAAGAGGGGTATTCAGATTTCCCATATGCAGAAGAATTTAATGCTATGGAAGATAATCTTGAATCTCTCAAGAATAACACTTATGCATTTTACGATGGCGAGCATAAAAATTGGTATGCAAATAACAGAACCCCGACTTTTGAGGATTTCAACCGTTTAGAAAGCGCATGTTTGAAGCTATATAACGGCTTTAGTCGGCAAGAAGCTATGAAGCATAGATTAAGTTTCAGATTGGGGCAGATGTCCTGTATTAGAATATAAGGAGGAGTAGAAATGGCAACATATAAACCATTAAGCACAGATTTTAAAGACGATATTCTGGCGAGCCAAAATAGCAAGCGAAAGTACACGCAGGTGAATAACTCTGACGGTACTGTTTCTTTCCAGGATTCAACAGCATATAGCCAAGTCGGAAGTTCATACGGGGCAAAAGAGATTATTGAAGAACGTGAAGCGATCAATAACATCTATGCAAATAAGCTGGTAACTTTGGATGAAATCGACCTTGTAACAGAGCCTGGATTTTTTGTTGACGCGCAGGTAGTTAAAGAACTAAATAGCAATAGCATAATTAAATCTGGTCATAATGATAATGGATATTATCGCAAATACGCTGATGGCACACTTGAAATGTGGGGAAGTAAGCGTTTTGAGAATATAAATATGCAAACTCCAGATAATTGGAATTATTATTCTGGTGGAAGAGTTGATGTTCCCCTCCCAAGGGAATCCAAAACCTGGGTTTTAGTTACAGCAACAGCAGCCGGATCATGTGCTCCTTGGATTTCAATTCCACAAAATGGATTGGGAACAGATTTATTTCAAGCATGGATATATTCTTCAAACAAATCTGCAAGCGAAACAATTACGATTTTTTGGCGTTGCTTTGGAACATGGAAATGATTTGCTTATCGCTGTTTCTGACTAAAATGCTTATGGATATATGTAAATTATTCTGTAATTAATGCGAACACTACAGCTTAACTTTTGAGCAAAATACTGATAGATACTACCTTGCCAGATTTCTGCCCCTAAAAAGCGTGTATTCGTAGCTTCATTGTCACCGTTACATGTAGCTATGCTGAGACGGGTTATACTGTATGACTGACCCAAAATTTCATTCAGTTCATCTTTGTTTATTAGACATGTATAATCTGTTCCAGATACATTTTTAACAGCAGAACCAGATACGACTCTTATTTTCCCGCCACATAGATCGTATATTTGCTGAGAATCATCATTTTTTATAATTTGTATTGTTTTGCTATTTAGTTAAGTAACTGTAAACCATTTATTTGAGCCTTGTGGCTCTTATTTTATTGAAAGGAGGAATAACCTATGCATGTGTTATTTCTTGATAATACAGACATGGTAGAAGCGTCTGTGAAAAAACTAGGAGAGCATCTGATTCAGATTTCCGGTGCAGAGGTGAACTTGTCCGGTTTTCACCTGTTGAATGATGCTGGAATCGTCTTTGGAAAGTATGATGGATTCAAGACCTTGTACAAAGAGAATGAGGATAGCTACATTCTTTCCAACGATGGTAGTGTGTATGTTGAGCCTGTTGAACCTGAACCAATGCCTGTGCCTGAACCGACACTTGATGAAGTGAAAGAAGCTAAAGTTGCAGAGATGAATAAAGCTCAGCAAGATGCTATTCAAAGTGGCGTTGATGTCACTCTGTCTAATGGCTCTGTGGAGCATTTTTCATTAACCGACCATGACCAGACGAGCCTTGTTGGGTTGCAGACACAGGTCACTTCCGGTGAAGAGAATATCCCGTGGCATACTTCTGATGAAACAAAGCATTGCAAGTTTTACAGTAATGCAGATATGGCAAAAATCACAGCTACAGCAATGGCATTTGTTACGTGGCATATCACGTATTTTCGCGATCTCAGAATTTACATCCGCTCACTGGAAAGCAAGGAAGAGGTTGGACGGGTTACCTACGGCACAGGTATTCCGGAAGCCTATCAGTCTGAGCCACTAAAAGCTATGTTGGCTCAGAAGTCATGAAACAATTAAGACCATTGATTCTATTTGGGATTGGTGGTCTGCTATATGTATTAATCGAATTAACCGTAAGAGGACGCACTCACTGGTCAATGTTTATTGTTGGTGGGCTGGCGTTCTTTTTGATTGGGTTCATCAATGAGAAATACAAGAAAATGCCATTGGCAAAGCAGATGTTGATAGGAGCGCTTGCGATCACTGCATTGGAGTTTACATGTGGTTGCATTGTGAATCTATGGCTTGGTTGGCATGTATGGGATTACAGCAATATGCCTTTCAATTTACTGGGGCAGATATGCTTGCCATTTACTGCAATATGGTTTTTCTTATCAGCTGTCGCAGTTGTGCTTGATGATTATATTCGACACCTCTTGTGGGGCGAGAAGATTCCACATTATAAATTGTTTTAGATTGGAGGTTGATTGACAGGGCTATTCGAGACAGACCGTAGCATCCTTAATAATTATTTAAAGAGAGGATAATGCAATGATTAACTTACTGTATCAAACGTATTTAATCGTGCTCCCAATCATTCTCGGTTATATCATTTGGCTTCTAAAAGAGCAGAAGCAAAAGCAAATTAATGATGCAAAGGCGCGTGATGAACGTATTCAAGAAGAGTACAAAAAAAGAGATGCTAATTGCGATGGAACAAAAGCGTTATTAAAAATAGGATTGTATGAATACCATGACAAATATGTAGAGCTTGGATACATACCATCTTATGCATATGAGAATTTTTGTGACATGTACGAAGCATATCATGCACTTGGTGGGAATGGAACTGGCACGAAATTGTATGAAGAAATTAAGGCTCTTCATTTAAAGAACAAAGGAGATAAAGACTAA